CTAGTGGACGATACGTACAGTATCTACAAATTGCAATGGGGCAAAAAGACACAGCAAACCAATATATAAATAGCGCAGTCAACGGTGCTAATTTATCCAAACAAACCTTTACCACTATGGATGCATTGATGACTGGCAATCTTACAGCAGTTAGCAGAGATGTAAATACGTGGGGCTTGGACCTACTTAAGACAGGTAGTTTGTTTGACTTTGCAAAAATAGATAATATTGGCACACCACAATCATTAGTAGAAGCACTAATGAGAACAAACATGCTATCAACAATAGCAGACGAATTAGAAGCACAGGGCGTTGATGTATTTGACATAAAGAAAGCAATTAACAACGAGCCTGATATAACATTGCAACCAACCGCACAGAAACGTTGTTATGATGCATTTACACAAGTCACCGGAGAACAGTTAGAAGAAATTCTATTTGTCTTAGGAGTAGAAACAATTGGTATCACAGCATTGTCAGACTTATTAGATTTAACTAAAGTGTTTCCAAATAGTTTCTTTACAATTACATCACCAAACCACGGTACACCAGAAAACATTTATATTACCCCCGAGGGTGAAATTGCATTGTGGGTGCTGAAACTAAACACACCTGCAACAGTTTACATGCCTGGAGACTTAGCCAGAACAAACTATGTGTTTACGATTGCACTGGGCCAAATAAAAGGCATTATTAATTCAACGCCAGAAAATATTGGAACACAAGCATCTACTATCGAAGGGAATGATGGACTATCAGCAACAGGTAGTTTAGCAGAGGCACTACCAGCCGCGACAACAGCGTTCTTTAAAAGCTCAATGGGCGGTGGCACAGGTCCCGACACTACATTTTACCTAACCGACCTTGCAGGTTCGCCGGCGGGCATTCCTCATGTTAATAATATTACAACCATGAATGATGTTATTGAACAGTTTCAAAATAACGGCGACCTAGATGATATAGCAGAGATATTTCTTGTTATGCGTAACGTTATAGCTGGTGTTTACACTGTGCAAGATGATCCTCCAATGGATCCACCAGAAGAATATGACGCAACGTTCTCTATTGTTATTCCTAATCCGTTGCCTGCTGAAGGAACGCATCGAAATAAAAATGCAGCATTGAGCGCACTGATGCGTGAATTAACAACAGCTAGTGAAGATTTAATAGCAGCATATCCAACAGAAACAGAAAATGCTACCGCAGCATTTACCGGTTCAGTTAATGGTATCATAATAGAACTAGAACAACTTTGGGATGCTGAATTAAAATTTCAAACCACGTATCTTCCAGAGTTTGAAACAAACGATCCGTTACAGAACGGTATGCCAAGAAACAAAAAGACCATCTTGGGCTTTGCAGAAAACTTACATTCACATGGAAAGAAAACAAGCAAAGGTGATATTGTAGAAATATTAGAAGCAATGGCAACAGATACACAATCTGGCAATGCAATAATTGCGGCCATGCGCGAAGGCAGAAATTTATCAAAACTATCTGAAGCTGGAGTATCATCTGATAATCTTATTGACGATCAGAATTCAGTTATCGAACCAGGTAATATATCCTAAGGAGAAAACAATGTTTAAGAAATACATGAAGAAACTCTTGGCGGCCTATCATGTGGCAATCACAGGAGCAATAACAGCGTACCAATATGTCGTAGTTCGCCTGGCAAAAAACATGCCACTAACAAATGACGAGATTTTTGACTACAGAGTAGACGTAGCATCGGGCAAATTAACTTACCTAAAGCCGGGTCTTTCAGAAGCTAACAAATTAATCCATTTACTTGGATTAAGTGTGGGATTCGACAAATCAGGCAAATTCTGGTGGGCAGAAGACGAAAATGGCGAGTATATGCGTGGTAAGAGTCTGGAAGAGGTTGTTCTTTTGATCGCAGTAGTATATAATAGTGAGCATATAAACAATTTCAAACCGGAGTATGAGCTAGATGCCACAGAATTGGATACACAAACTTAACGAATCAAACAGCAAATTACACAAACTTGATGTAATTGAACAAGCACTCGAAGCCGCTAATATAGGTGCTGAGGATGCCAAGCAGTTTTTAACACTTGCCTGGTTTGCTTACAATCCCTTCGAAGTGTTCAACGTAAAAAAGATCCAACACACAAATGGTATAACAAGTGAAGATAATGATATTTCATTGTTTATCCAGATGTTGGGCGATTTAAAAAGTCGCAAAGTAACAGGTAATAAAGCCGCAGCATATATTGAAAGGGTGAGCATGAATTTCAATAGTGATTTATGGAACAGTTTACTTCGTCCAGTCATACTTAAAGACCTTCGCATTGGCGCAACAATAAAATCATTTAACAAAGTTCTCAAAGGAACGAAATACGAAATTCCAGTATTTGATTGTCAGCTTGCAGTTGACTCTAAGAAGCACCCAAAGAAACTTGTAGGTAAGAAAATACTTGAGCCTAAGTTAGATGGTGTTCGTGCTCTGGCAATAGTTGATAGATCATTTCCTGAACAAACAAAAGTTACCATTTACAGCCGCAATGGCAAACCACTTAATAACTTTCCACACATTGAAGACCAACTCAGAGAATGTTTAAAAGTACATGAAGCATCCGCACCGTGGAACGAAAACAGAATGGAACAATTTGTGTTTGATGGTGAAATTGTAAGTGAAAACTTTCAAGCACTAATGAAGCAAGCACAACGCAAAACAGATATTGACACTAGCGATTCCGTGTTTACTATTTTTGATGTTATTCCACTTGTTAATTTTAACAAGGGCAAATGGAGCATGCCACAAGAAAAACGTAGCAAGGATTGGCTCGGTACCATTAAGGATCGTGTAAATACAAATTGTCCTAGCTTACATATAATCAGCGGGATCGACGTTGACCTTGACACAGCCGAGGGCCGCGACATTATGCAACGCTTTGGCGAAGATCAAGTTGCAATGGGTTATGAAGGCATTATGATTAAAAGCGTTGATGCGCCTTATACATGCAAGCGCCGCACAGATTGGATGAAATGGAAACCAACTATTACCGTAGATTTAAAAATTGTTGGATTTGAGCTTGGCAAGGAAGGTGGCAAGAACGAACATAGACTTGGCGCACTTGTATGTGAAGGCATTGATGGTGGCAAGTTCATCCAAGTTAATGCAGGCGGTGGGTACACTGATAAACAACGCGATGATTTCTGGGAACAACAAGATGACTTACTGGGTCACATTGTAGAAATTGAAGCTGATTGTTTAACACTAAGTGAAAACTCAGACGATGTATATAGCTTACGTTTTCCGCGATTCAAACGCTTCCGAGGCTTCGAAGTTGATGAAAAGATTTGATAGCTCATACTCTAATAGATTTTGATAGCGGGCAACACGGGCATTTTCTTGAATATGTAATTAGTACTTATATTTTTAATCAACGCCCAGTCCCACTTAGTGAATTGTTTGATGCTGTTGGATCGTGTGACGGCTTTAATCTTGATATTGAATACAGGAAAAATAGATCGGTTCGTTGCGGTCATTTTTCATTTTATTATCACACAGGGGAACACCCCTACCCTAAGGTAGATCAAATAATTTATATTAAGCAACCCGACGATCTTGGACACGAGTTTATCTTAATGGTAAACGCATTTCACAAAGCGGGATTCGTTACAAATAATTTTCAAGATACTACACACGAACATATATCCAATGTACTCGAAGTAACAGATTTAAGAACAGCGTGGGAAGATCGACTTGCTGTTAGTTTTAAAAGTCGCCAAGGGGGTACTAGTTGTTCCTTTCCGGGCGAAATTTATAATTTCGATTATCGAACATTTTTTAGTTTACCTAAATTTATGATTGAACTTAGGAGAGTGGCAAAATTTCTAAATAGAAGTTTTCAATATGATGAATCATTGATTGTCCTCTGGGAAGATTTTATGGCACAGAATCAAGGATACACATTGTATAGTGTAGCTGATCGGTTATTAAATAAGATTGCTTTAGGTGAATCAGATGAGATACCAAATGAATGGAAAATACATGCATATCTAAATGTACAATTAGGAAGGATGTATAATGTTTACGAGTGTGATCTTTTAAACGACCCTGATTCTTATCCAACAGATACAAAAGAAGTACATGACATAATAATGAAATCCGTAAAGGAAGCGATTGCATCAACAGTTTACTAATGCATAACCAAATTGGAGACATCCATGTTACACCCAAAACAACAACTCATAAAAGATGCATACGGCAAAGTGCCAGAGACCTTAGCGGAAATTGCAGAGGCTTGTATTGCGGTAATTAACAGAACCGATCCGGTCGTTGGTTTTGCATGGGAACTAAAGTATTCACCTGAGGTCGGTAATTCACATTATGCACCAATTGCAGGCCACACAAATTGGGGAGGCAGAAACCCAGCAGCAAAAGGTGTGCGGAGTTATCCAGGCTTTTTTGGCCGCGTATGGATTCGATATGCTGATCATTGCAATGATTCATTTGGTGAATCGGGCAATTTTGCAAAAACGTTAACATGGCCTGGCAGCGGTGGCTATGGCGCGTATGACGGACTTTGGCAACCTATTGCACATGCAGCATACCAAACAGATGGCCATAATAGAGGTGAGAGTTATCCAGAACTTAGATTATTCAGTTGGGATTATCGCTTATTCCTAACAGACTTTCCAGGGTATGAAGAAGAATTTAACAGATTGCTAGATGAGTTTAATCAGGAAGCTGAGTGGGATTTACTTAAAGGTCGTAATTTTAATTCATCCTTTGCAGTGTCTCACAGATTTAAGTGGGAAGATCCTACAGTTAAAGCAGCTGATGATGCATTTATTGAGTACTATAAACAAATGCAGGAGATGGACCCAAAGAACAATCCACGACACGAAACGGTAGAACCATAAATACACTATATGTTGAATAACAGACTTGGGTACATAGCCCTATTTTCAGCTCTATTTATTAGTAGCATTGCAATTTATTTTAGCGTAGCTGGTCTTGCTGCGATTTTCAGCGCGTATGCTATTTCAATTATAATAATGGGCACATCAATCGAGCTTGGTAAACTGGTAGCAGTTACCTGGTTACACTATAATTGGCGCGATCCCAATATATTACTTAAAGGTGGCCTATCGTTTTTCGTAGTGGGTGTTATGTTTATCACGTCAATGGGTATCTTCGGATACCTATCAAAATCACATGTTGAACAAACTGCTGAATCAGCAGAGAGCGTAGAACAAGTTAAACGTATAGATTCAGAGATAGGTAGACACAAATCCATTATCATCCGTTCCGAAGAAAAGATCGATGGTTACGAAAGCAATGGCTCCGGCGTAGATGCAAGTCTTAATGCACAAATAGATAAAGAACAAGGACGTATTGATTCTGCTTACGATCGTGTAAAGCCTGTTATCCAAGTCCAATTACAAATTATAAAAGACGGACAGACTAATTCCGAAGGACGTTCTGCACCGTATAAGAAAGAACTTACAGAAATTAATCAGACATTGACTGAGTTGCAAACCGCACTTAGCGATAAGAAAATTAGAGTAGCACAGGGAATAGTTGGCACAAGGCCAGATGGTTCGTACAGGGAAAAGACACAGGCTGCAATTAAAGCCTTCCGCACACGTAAAGAAGCAAGGCGCGATGAGCTACTTAAAAAGATTGACGGCATACTAGGCAAGCCAACTTCAGCGCAAGTTGAAGCTCAAGCGGAGATTAAACGTATCCGCGCCTCAGTCCAAAGCGAGATTAACGAAAGTAATGCAACCATTAAACGCTTACGGTCACGTATGGGCCAGTCCAATGCTAATGACATTGAAACATTAATTACAGACGAACGTGCAAAGATTAAAGAATCAAATGCTCTACTTGATACGTTAACACAAGACAAGTTCACACGCGAAGCCAACGTTCGTAAGTTAGAAGCTGAAGTAGGACCTATTAAATATATCGCTGAGTTTGTTTACGATAGAGAAGCAGACGCAAACCTATTAGAGAAGGCTGTTAAGTGGCTTATTATATTAATCATATTTGTGTTTGACCCGTTTGCTGTATTCTTATTGATTGCAGCGCAACACTCATTTGATAGACACCGAGCCGACAACCCAGAACTCTTTAAAAAGGTACTCGGCAATCCGACGTCCGCCGAAGATGCAGTAACAAAAGAATATGTTGAACAACAATGGACAAGCAACGAGTCTGAAGTACCGGATGACATTCCTGAGTTTACTAGTGACAATGGCGGGTATCAACCTACACATGGTGAGTTGGATGATAATGATCCACCTACCGAAGATGGCGACACATTTGATTTTGAGAAAGTTAATGGGATACAAGAGCCGTGGAAGGATCTAAATGAGTTAGGCGAGATTGCAAAGGAGTTACATCTTCCAAACTATAATAGCAAAGGTAAGATTTCCTTAACTAAAACGAGCGAACATTACATTAATTTTAATGGAAAAGTCTATAGAGTTGAAGCATTGATTCAGGCATTTCCGGAACTCGGGTTTGATTTTGATAAAGAAGTTAAATCAGGAATAGTGTTTCCGCCACCTGCTAGAGTTGGTATGATGTTCTTGCGTACTGATGGTGAGCCAACGCAATTGTATATTTTCAATGGCGCTAGTTGGGACAGGATTGATAAGAATATTTTAAATTTTAACGCTTATAGTCACGAGTACATTAAGACGTTAATTAAACGGGTCGGCAATAGCAATTATAATCCAGAGCTATTGAACGAAGCAGAGAAGAAGCACATCGAGGAACTGCTAGGTCGAGAATAAGAAGAGGGTAGTACAATGACTAAGTCATGTAACTTTTGTAATAAAACCCAACACGAGGTTAAGAAATTAGTATTAGGTGAAAAAGTAGGCATCTGTGATTCCTGCATTAATTTATGTCTAAAAATACTCGATAACGAGCATTTCGAAGAAACAGACGAATTAGATAAACTTGATGATATTGATCCAATGGAATTAAAGGATTATCTTGACATGTATGTAACAAGTCAAGACGATGCGAAAACTGTATTAAGCGTAGCAGTTGCAAATCATGTCAAACGGTTGAATACACGCGATGTCACATTAGATAAGAGTAATGTAATGTTATTAGGCCCAACAGGCTCTGGCAAGACACTACTTGCAAAAACGATAGCCGGATACTTAGAAGTACCGTTTGTAATAGCAGATGCAACTACCCTAACTGAGTCAGGTTATGTTGGTGAAGATGTTGAATCGGTACTAGTTAAGTTATTAAATGCAGCTGGCGGCGACATTGCTGAAGCTGAACGTGGCATCGTCTTTATAGATGAAATCGACAAGATTGCTAAGACTCGTGGCACATTATCAGCTGGCAAAGAACCAGGTGGTGAAGGTGTACAGCAAGCACTATTAAAGCTAGTTGAAGGCACAGTGTTTACAGTTGAGATTAGTAGGAAGTCAGAAACAACAGTTGAAATTGACACAAGTAACATTTTGTTTATTGCTAGTGGTGCATTTGTAGGACTAGACAAGATTAAGAAAAGAAAGCAGCAACCATCACAAATTGGTTTTACTGCTGATGTTGACAATAGGTACATCAAAGACGCAGAAGCAACCGATCTTATTGAGTTTGGCTTAATACCTGAGTTTGTTAGTAGATTTCCTATTGTTGCAGAAGTTCAAGAGCTAACACAGGACGATATGCTTAATGTGTTAGCAGGTGTGGAAAATAATTTAGTATCACAGTACAAACACTTATTTAAATATAACGATGTACGGTTAACATTTGATAAGGAAGCATTGCGCCAAGTTGTAAATATTGCAATTGGCAAGAAGACCGGGGCACGTAGCCTACGTTCAATTATGGAGAAGGCTTTATTGCCGCACATGTTCAATATTAATAAGTATGCACATAATAATATAAATAAAGTACGAATTACAAAATCGCTAGTTAACAACCCAGTGGAGGTGAAGAAAAAATAAATGCCAAGCGTACGAGTATATGAGGGACAGTTTGATAAAGCCCTTAGAAAATTTAAAAAGAAAGTATCCAACGCAGGAGTTCTAGAAGAAGTTAGGAGACGTCAAACATATGAAAAGCCATGCACAGTTCGCCAACGTAAGAAAGCGGCAGCAAAGGCACGTCACCGTAAGAAACTTCGTCTTGAACTGCCAGTCCCACCACGTAGACGGTAATATTTATATAAGCTAAATAAATGTATAAGATGCTGCATAAGGCGGGTCTTATATTTTGATCTTGCTTTAGATAAGGAGAACATATCATGCAAAACAAACACCTCACCACTATAAATCTGGAACCATTCTTGCGTAACGCAATTGGTATGGATCGTATTTTTGAAAATATGATGCACAGAGTAGAACATTCAAACAGCGGAAATTATCCTCCGTATAACATTATTGAAGTAGACGATGATCATTATCGTCTTGAAGTTGCAGTAGCAGGTTTCAACAAGGACGAAATTATTGTAACAGTTGACAACGGACAGTTGTTAATTGCCAGCCATATCGTTGATGTTGACGAAGCTAAGGAAATAGATAGCGAAACTTACCTTCATAAAGGTATTAGCGCAAGACACTTTCAGCGTCAGTTTACATTATCTGATCACGTTGAAGTCATTGGTGCAGAAGTAGTTAACGGCGTACTTAAAGTTGAACTGGAACGTAACATTCCAGAAAGTTTAAAGCCGAAGACAATTGAAGTTAAATAAATTTAGCCAATAATATTGTACACGGTTATCAGACCGTGTACAATAGCTAAATAATTACATGAAGGATAATAAAATGACTAACACACAAGTCGCAATTAAAACTAACTTAGACCTTAAAGAGCCACCAATGTTTAAGGTTATCTATGTTAACGATAACAAGACCAGTATGAAGTTTGTAATAGATAGTCTTGTTGAACACTTCAGCTATGTGGAAGACACCGCCGAAAGAATAGCAAACACTATTCACACTGACGGCGCGGCGGTGGCAGCAGTCTTGCCATTTGAAGTAGCAGAGCAGAAAGGTATCGAAGTAACAGTAGATGCACGTAAGCAAGGCTACCCACTCCAAATACGAATTGAAAAAGAAAAAGATTAAGGTTTAATTATTTTCGGATAGTAGATACTTAGGTCTTTACTCTGCCCTGAGTTATTTACAAAGCGAACACCATCAACTGTATAATCAACGTCTCCAGGATATTTTCCAAAGAGCCAGGTTGTTATTTTCTTTTTGGTGTCGTTCTCTAGACAAGCGACAATGCCTTTGTTTCCGGCCATGTCGCCAAGTATTGTACCATCGTAATCATCATCGTGTACTATAAACTCCGACTTGGGTACTGAGTTTGATATAACAATAACATTCGTAACATCTTCCATATCCTGACAGGCTTCAACACTGTTAAGCATATAGTGTTGATCCGTCACGGCAAGTTTAAGAATTTTATCGGATATATCTAGTGGAACACTTCCACGATCGTCCATAAAGTCTAGTATCTCTTCCACAGGTCGATTACTTGTAAAATCAAATGTTGTCCAACCGTTTGTCGCTAATAATGTTACATTAGGTAGGATAACAATATTCTCATGTAGAAAAAATACCTTTTCCATCTCAAAAAGATTCTCTCTTATTGAAGCATAACTCTTATCAAAATCTCCATTGTAATGGTAATGCTCGAGATCGCCATCTATAAAAAATACAGCTTCGTAGTACTGAGATATATTCTCTAAGAATTCAAATAACACATCATGATCGGAAGAAATATTTCCTGCTACTATACAGAAGAGGCTGGTCGCCTTTCCTTCCCATGAGAACTTATCTATTGAATGTAGATATAGGTCGCTTATTAAGTCAAAATTTATTGTCATTGTAAAATTCTTATAATTATAGTATAGGAGACAGTATGTACATAGTTTATGAAACCAACAATGAAATTGATTCTCTCCGTTCTAAATATTTAGTTCTGGAATTGGATACCGTAGAGTTTTCTAATGGAAAAACAGTAAGAACGTTCGCGGTGGTAGATAACGACCATATAGTCTTTCAAGAAATACCAATGCTTGAAAATTTAACTGACTTACACGAAAATCTTATTAAGAACTATCGTTTAAAGAACTGGGATTACTGTACACAAGCTATGGACCATTTAATGGGTAGTTTCAAGGGCGAACTAGATACGTTTTATGAAGAATTATCAAAACGTATCAAGGTCCTTGAAGATATACCACTAGCAGATGATTGGACAGGTAACATTCTAACTGAACAAACAGAATCATTCTGAATAAATATAAAGAACAACTAAGGATTATAATATGCGAGTAAGCGAAATATTACGAAATTTGGCAGATCTAGTGGACCAGACTGAAGATGCGGCAGTTCAAGATGCTACTGGGCAAATGCCTGTACAAGCTGAACAACCGTGCGATCAACCAGGCGAACAGGGTGCTGAAGTTACAGTAACACATTTGGAGCCAGTGGAAGTAAGCAGCGATGATGGTTCAGAACCTGCAACAATGATATCACCATTGCAACAAGAACACGAGTTACTTAAAAAGTCACAAGGTGTTGATAACAATGTTGCTGAATTTGCCGGCGATGACGGCGACGAGCAAATGGTGCCAACAGAATTAAACTCAGAAGAAGAACAGCCATGGGCAAGCACTGAAAAAGATGGATCACCTCTTCAGAGGGAACCAGAAGATAATGGCCAGTGGGCAAGCTCAGAAAGAGACAGCACACCAACAAGCGACAACGAAGACGAAGTTGATGAAGGCAATGATTTATCACGTATGCGTAAAATGGCAGGCATTGGCGAAAAACAAGGGCCACATAATTATGCAGAAGATTCTAAGCCAGCGTCTGTTAACCCAAAAAGGAATGCTGCATTAGCTTTTCACAAATCAACAAATAGATCCGAATAAGGAACGTTAGTCGATGACGATTAGAAAAATCAAAGGATCGTTAGTTAAGGTCGAGATAGATGATTATCTATGCGAAAGCTCGTATCTTTTCTATGACATTATTACAGGTTGCATTAGAATAGCCGATGGTACGCCTGGTGGCATGCCAGCGTGTATTGAAGGACTTACATCTACCTCATCATTTAGCACAATTGCAGTAAGTGGACAGAGTGATGTTGTTGCCACGTCGGCCATCGACACGCTAACTTTAGTTGCCGGTGCAAATATAACAATTACAACAAATGCAGGCACAGATGAAATTACTATTGCTTCATCCGGTGGTGGTGCTGGTGACCCAGATCAAAACCTGTGGGAAACGATCAGTTCCGATTCAGGTTCCACAGTTGCTAACTCACTAACAGATACACTAACAGTTACTGGTGGTACTGGAATTAATACAGCCATCGTAGGCGATGTGCTTACCATTTCAGCAACAGGCGGAGTAGGGTCCGACGAACTTAGTAAAATATCTGTAAATGATACAACAGCTGGTTTCCTAAATGGTAAATTAGTATCCGGTACCGGCATAACATTAACAGAAAATAATGATGGCGCCAACGAAACATTAACTATTGCATATGATAGCGCAGCATCAGATCAGAATCTATTCTCAACTATTGCAGTTGCAACGCAGAGCAATATCGTAGCTGACACAGCAGCAGACACATTAACTTTAGTAGCCGGCACAAATGTAACAATCACAACAAACGCCGGCACTGATGAAATTACAATTAACGCAACAGGCGGCGCTGGCGGAGATCCAGATCAAAACTTATGGGAAACAGTCAGCGGCGATTCGGGTTCAGCAGTAGCTAACACCATAACAGATACATTAACTATTGCTGGTGGTGCCGGTATAACTACAGCAGTATCGGGCGATACATTAACTATTACCAATGATGATGCCCAGATATATAATACTTACACAAACATCACAACAGTAACAACAGTAGATTCAGTAGTTGCTGAAATGGGTAAATGGATTATTAGGGTAATCGAAACAGCAACGCCTACAAATGTGTTAACGGAAGAAATTTTAGCTACGCATGATGGAACAAACCCAAAATTTACAGAGTACGCAATTTTAAAAATGGGTAGCAACATTACAGGATTAAGCATTGATGTTACTTTAACCGGTGGCAACACATTAAACGTAACAGTCACATCAACGCCTGGCGTTGATGTACAAATTAAACAAGTGGCGGTATTTTAAATGAAGGAGAAACACATTGGCAGCTAATTTTCCAATCAGCAGTTTAACATTAGACGACTTAGTTGATATCGCACAAACTTCTGTTGACCCGTCGAGTGCAGGATATACAGCACCAATTGGTTCAGTTCTATTACGAACCACAGGCCAACTTTGGATTAAGGTTGGAGCAACAGATACAGACTGGGACCTAATTAAATCAGGCACGCAAATTGGTGTAGACCAAATGGCATCAACTGGTTTATTAGACGGCGGCGAACTAAGCATTAATGTAGACCCTACTAAATTTGATGTAGCAGCAGGCATTGGCCTTATTGTTGACAACTACACAGACACACTAAACCCTACAGCGGCCTTAGTAACATGGGGGGCTTCCGCAGCGGTTGTAGTAACAAACCTTGCAATAACAACACGTTCATTTATTGCAATCAATTCTGTAGGCAGTATTGTACAGTCAGGCGCATCATGGACGAACACCGAACACAAAGATAACATCGTGCTTGGTAACCTAGGACACGCTAATCTTACTAGTATTGTTGGTTTGCGTAATAACCCAGACCCGGCAATTGATGCCACAGCACGTTTAGCTGACCTAGCAAGAGCTATTGGTTCGTTGAATATTGAAGGTAACATTTTCGGACCAAACGGTAATAACATATTACTTAATAAGAGCTCAGGTACTACATATAGACTTGGTAATAACTTTGCAAACAATAAGAGAGACACAGATTCAAATACTGACGCGTCAGGAACGATTGTACCATTTATTTACAGCTACCAAAATGGTGGTGGTGGTCACACATTAGTAACACCACCAGCTACGTCTGTTGACTCAAGCAACTATGATGATGGAACCGGTACACTTTCATCAATGCCAAATGGACGCTGGCAGATACAAATTATTAAATACTTCTCAGGAATTTCCGGCGCAGCAACAACACGTATTGAATACGGACAACAAACATTCTCAACTAAAGCCGCCGCATTAGACGTATTGCCAGATGCACAGCACGTTCATAACGCAGCGTTCGCAGAAGGCGTTATTAGAGCATACTTACTAGTATCTGCAGGCGCAACAGATTTAAGTGATCCAGCACAGGCTGAATTCATTGAAGCAGCCAAGTTTGGACAAGGTGGTGGCGGCCAGTTCTCTGGATCAGTAACTACTTTGCAACAAGCATACGATAACAGTGTTAATCCAGAAATATTAACAGACGCAACTCGCGGTGCTGTTACTATTACAGAAGGTGCCGCAGTTGGCGGTAACTTAATCGAGGGTATTGACGATGGCGCAACTACTGTATTCGCAGTTGCGGTGGATGGCAGCTTAACAGCAACACCAATTAATAATTTAAATGATGTTAATGCAACACCAATAGCTAACGATGTTTTAACATGGAGCGGCACAGAATGGCAGGCAGCAGCGCCTCCAGGAGCAGGTGGCGGCGAAGCTAATACAGCATCTAATGTTGGCGTGGGAGGCACAGGTTTATATCTTCAGAAGGTCGGTGTAGGATTACAATTTAAGAATATCAATGCAGGTAGTAACTTAATTAGTATTACTGATGATGTTGCAAACTCTGAGGTTGATATTGATGTTAATCAGGCCAACATTGTAATTACTGAAAGTCAAATTAGTGACTTGCAGGCGTACTCATTAACTGACACAACAGATCACACATTGTTTAGCAATATCGGTACCAACTCTCATGCAGCTATAGATGCTCATATCGTAGATGGTACTATACATTATACGCAGGCATCAATTAGTATTACTGAAAGTCAAATTAGTGACCTTGGTAGTTATTCATTAACAACTCACGTACACGAAGGTACAGAAATCGATGCAAGCGCAATTACAGATGGTTTTGTATTAACAGCTGATGGGTTAGGCAATTCAGTATGGGAAGCACCAGGCGCTGGCGTATCTGCAATTGGTGATTTATCAGACGTTATAATAACAACGCCAAGTAACGGTGAAGTATTAACATACGCAGGCGGCGACTGGGTTAACCAACCAGCAGGAGCAGGCTCAGACGTATTAGTCAAAGTGTCTGCAAACGATACAACAAGTGGTTACTTAAATGGTAAGTTAGTAGCTGGCACAGGCGTGTCACTAGTAGAGAATAACGATGCTGGAAACGAAACATTATCTGTTAATGCTGATGGATTAGTACTTAATAACTTAACAGATGTTAACACAACCGCACCAGCCTCTGGTGATGTTGTATATTACGATGGCGGCGCAGGTGAATGGCAGAATACACAGTTGTTTACGCCAGGTACAGAACAATCAATTCAACAAGTTTCTGGCACAGTTCCGGCTTTGTCAGGTACAACGATTATCGTACAGACAACAACAGCACCACTAATTACAGAAGGCACTGAACTTTGGTCACAGGTGTTTACGCCAAGCCAAACAGGCGGATCATTGAAAATATCACAGTCATTTGCATTCTTAGTTACAAACGCATCATCAGCAATTATTGTGGCATTGTTTAGAGATAACGTATGTATCGGCGTTATGAATGACTCTGCTACAAATGGTGGTGCATTCCAGGTAATTTCATTCATTGTAAAAGATCCAGTAGCTGGCGTAGCAGCCACACCAATTACATACTCAGTTCGTGTAGGTAAAGAGAGTGGTAATGCAACATGGTATATAAATGAACACGATAGCATTCTAACAGTGTTTGGTAGTGTATTAACAAACAATGCATACGTAATTGAAGAGGTGGTAACACTATAATGGCAACGAACTACATGAACCTAATAGGTCAATATTATCCAGCAGCTGAAGCATGGTCAAGTGGTAATCCAACTGTGTATGCAAACATTAATTGGATTACAACACCAATTCCAGAAGCTGAATTAAACGGTAAACAATTACTTGATTACATGACAATAAAACTAGTGGCATTCGGTGCCAACGCAGAAGCCGAAATAATTGACGGTTTCGAATCAGAAGCACTAGGTTCCCCGCACTGGTATGATTCTGAGCGTGATGATCAATTGAACCTAATAGGCGCGGTTGCAACACAATCAACTATGCCGTATTCGTGTCGTCCGGGTATTAATAGTGCCATAGTAATAGATGTCAACGGAACGAAAGTAGGCACAGATGCTACAGGATTTGCAAATGATGCAACAACATATGATGCAGAAATTGTTATTGATGGAGTGAGTACTTTCGTTAGTATTGAAGGTGCTACAGCACAAACAATTGATGATTTAGTTACACAAATACAAGGTGATTTAGACCTTGGTACTAATCCCGCAAGCGTAGTATTGTCGGGTGGTAACTTAACGTTGGGTAGCGGTGTGTATGATGTTACATCATCTATCAACATTGTTGATACTACATTGTTTAGTAGTATTACAGGGTATGTTGCAATTGGTGATGCATCTGTTGGTGTAACAGCAGCGGGCACGTCAGAAAAAATATACAAGTTACACACTAACACCGAATTGTTAGTAGTCATTAACGATGGTAAGGATGTTAAACTTACAGTCTTACAGAAGTTCAATGTTAAGAAAGCGCAAGTATTAGCCGCAGCAGACGAAGCCGCAGTTGATGCTATAACTTGGTAATCTAACCACACTATTTCCCACTAAATTTAAATAAATAATAGCCTATAGAGGAATGTGTTCAGTGAGAGATACAGTAGTAGTAAAGTTTATCCCAGCAGTGAAATGGTACAAACGTGCCAAGTGGGAATTAATGGAAGTTTATACTTCTAATAATGAAGAAGTTAATGTTCCGATAGGATTCATTACTGACGGCGCGAGCATACCATTTTACGCTCGTATGTGGTTTTCGCCAACAGGAAGATATTTTGGTGCGGCCATAGTTCATGACTATATAATAGTAACAGAACATGATTGGGCTAAAGCCAATTATCAATTTAAAAAAGAAATTGATGTATTGGACATTAAAAAATGGCGTAAGATGTTATTAATTGCATCAGTTACGTCGTGGGGTTGGTTCTTACAGAAAATTGGCAAGAACTCAATTCATGATTAAAAGGAGATGACAATGTCAGACGACAAAAAGAAAACACCGTCCAAGAAGAAATCAACGGTCAAGAAAAAAGTAGCGAAGAAAGCACCAGCTAAAAAAGCAGTTGCTAAAAAGAAAGCACCTGCTAAAAAAGCAGTAGCTAAAAAGAAAACAGTAGCTAAGAAGAAGGCTATGCCTGAACAAGCTAAGAAACCTGAAGCGGAAGTAATCGAGCTAGATACTCCAGTTCAAGTAGCAGCTAAGAAGAAAAAGAAACGCGATGTTTCCTTGATTGTTATGGCTTTGATTATTGGTGCTATTGTAGCAGCAACACACTTCGGACTAATTACACCTATTTAATAAGTGTTTATATTTTATCATTAACTTGCGGCCCATTATTGGGTCGTTAGTTAATAGATATTTTATAATTTCATGATTGCGTTCTGAGATATATTCTGGAATGGTATAACCACTTTCAACTAGTTTATCTAAATACATAAACCATGTGCCACCAGGCATAGATTCATATTCTTTATTGCGATTTTCAATTGCAGCATCTAGGTTAGTGTGCAATTCATTAAGTAGTATATCTTCAAAGACACCAGAGAAAAAACGCTGGCGATTATACTTTGCGATGCTACGGGCTTTGCCCATTGCATTTTTATATTCCCGCTCGTTAAGCGAAGTTATAGACTTCACAACGTTTATTATTTTGTCCATGCGGATTGCAGGATCAGTTTCTTTATCATACGATTCATCCCAAATACTTCCAAACGTTTGGAAACCATAACTCTGTAAGTACTCAAGACTGTTCGGACAACCAACGATTATAAACGGCTGTTCCATTACAATAGGTTTAAATACCTTTTCGGTTAAATGTGTTTTTTGTGTATCAAACAATGTTTCGGGCACAATTTGTATATCAAATTCTTGACAATCCTCAGGTACAATAGTTGCACTTGCATGACTATCGTATTGAGTATCACCACTTTGATAATGTATGTTAAGCTGTGGATCAAGTTGAAAGATTGGATCCTGCAGATTATAATATAACTCATCTTTTAACGGAATTAACTTGTTAAGTAAATCTAAACGGTATGTCCTACTACCAGTAGCATCACGGCAATACATGCCCAGACGTTTTGACTCTGTACCTGGTTTCATGTTATAATGTTTCCAATGCCTAAACCAATCACGTGCAATTAACCCGTGATAGAAATAATGTACAGGATGAAAATGATTAGCTTTAAACAATTCTACTTCTGGGCTATTGCGTTCTGAATGGCAAAGTATAGGATTATACACACCAGAAAAGTGTCTAAAGATAAACTCCTGGGGTGTAAGATTTTTGTATAAGTCGCCAGTTTGATTATATTCATAATGCTCGGGAAAAGATTCAGGATCGAAATTAATCCAATCTTCATAATATGAAAGCTCAATTGGTTCCTGATCAAACATTGCGACTTGTCCGTTAAACCGGAATGGTTTGGATTCACCAATGTTAAAAGAAGGTATAATAATATCTTTAAGTAACCGAGAACCGTGTACGTTAAACGATTTCATATTTGCATCTTTTTTATTGGTCTGGAGATACTGGTTTAAATAGTTGTAAAAGTTGTCGACTGAAAACATAATACTACTTAGTGGAGAGAACATGCGAGAAGAAAAAATAGGGTTCATTGGCTTAGGCAAATTGGGCATGGATTGTGCAGAAGTATTTGCAGAGACATTTCCAACAGTTGGATATGATGTCGCACCAGTGGAGTCTGATCTAGTAGATGTAAAAGACAGTATTAAAGATGTATGTGATAACAGTGAATGGATTTTTATTGCAGTACCTACGCCACATGATGAAGAATACGGTGGCGGCATCCCGTCATGCCATTTAGAGCCAAAAGATTTTGATTACACTATTGTTAAAGATGTGCTAAAAGAAATCAACAGATGTGCATCAGTAGAAAAGAACATTGTACTAATCAGTACAGTATTGCCAGGCACCACCCGCAGGGAGTTTGATGACTTACTAGACAGTCACACATTAATTTACAATCCATATTTAATTGCAATGGGCACCACTAAGTGGGATATGGTTAATCCTGAGATGCTAATAATTGGCAGCAAGGATGGCAACGATCCTCGTGTAGACGAGTTAGTTAAAATTTATAGTAGAATGCACATGCGAAACAAAACCCGTGCAGAAATAGGCACGTGGGAAGAAGCTGAAGGTATTAAGATTTTCTACAATACGTACATAAGCGCAAAGATTGGCATTGTTAATATGATACAAGATTTTGCAATGAAGATTGGCAACATGAATTCAGACGTTGTAGCTAGTGCATTAGCACGAAGCACTATGCGTCTGCAAAGTCCACAGTACATGGTACCTGGCATGGGCGACTCGGGAGCATGTCACCCACGTGATAATATTGCATTGCGTTGGCTCGCGCAAGAATATGAAATTGGTTACGACATGTTCCAGACCATTATGGGCGCACGTGAAGTACAAGCAGAGAACCTTGCTAAGTTTATTGTTGACGTAGCAGAAAAAGAACAGCTTCCGATTGTAATACACGGCAAAGCATACAAGCCTGATGTTCCTTACACAATAGGCAGCTATAGTACACTTATTGGACATTACATCGAAGGAACGGGTCACAGCGTATCCTATGCTGATCCGCTTACAGGCGACGAACTAGAACCCATGCAGGCAGTTGTTCTTTGGGCACACAACAGGAACATCACTTACGGCTACACAGGCAACATGCAAGACGACAATACATATTTTGAAATGTTACCTGGTTGTGTTATTATTGACCCATGGCGCAGAATTAATAAAGAGAACGACATGTATACAATTATACATTATGGTGATACCCGCAGTGACTGATTTCTATTATGAGTTTGGGCATATAGATCTACCGTGGACTAATTACGGTCATCGATTGCTTTCATATAGACGTGAACCATTTAATAATCAGGATGACATAGATAAATGGCAAGCCCAAGGTCACACACATACACACTACACAGGTGAAATGTATGACATGCAACACCCGTGGCCTGCATGGCTTAATATGGACCCATATTTAAAAGAATTTCCGTGGTATCAGTTAAGTTGGTCATTCTACAAGATGTCCACAGGAACAATCCTACCCGAACACGTAGACACATTTAGACGCTTTAAGGAACTTCATGCTGATTACCATAGCCCAATTTATCGTGCGGTTATAATGCTTGAAGACTGGGCGCCTGGTCATGTATTAACAGTTGCAGACAAACAATTCCCGCAATGGAAGGCGGGCGACTTTGTGCGATTCAGACATGACGTGCCACACATGGCAGCAAACTTAGGCTTAGAAGATAGATACACATTACAGTTAACAGGGTTTATGATAGATGATAATTTCTAGTTTTAACGAATACGATCCACTCAAGACTGTCCTTGTAGGAACAGCAACACACGCTAATTTTCCAACCGCAGATAAACTATTTCAATTACAAATGGCCGATGCAGGCTGGGCCGAAACACCTCCGCCTGCCGGACCAGTCGCACAACAAATAATAGACGAAACCAATCGTGACTTGGATACCCTGTGCGAAACGTTTGATGATCTTGGTATTACTGTATATAGGCCCGAGCCAATTAATTTTCAATTTACTGATGGGCAGTACGCATATTGCCCACGCGACAATTTACTAGTTATTGGCGACAGGGTAATCGAAGCACCAATGTCAGTACGAGCTAGGCAGCATGAAGTACAATGTTATAGAGAAGTAAAGCGTTGGGCTATACGCACAGGTGTTGAGTGGATAGCGGCCCCACACCCAGATTTAATATATAGCGAAAACGTATTGCCCACTGGCAGTTTTAGTTTAACAAATATGGAACCTATCTTTGATGCTGCAAACATAGCAAGGTTCGGATTTGATATATTGTATCTTGTTAGTGACTCCGCCAACGAGCGTGGAGCCGAATGGCTGCAAACTGTACTAGGTGATATGTTCACGGTACATACAACAGATGTTTATGATGCAGCGCACATAGACAGCACTATTATACCCATTGGTGAAAACGATATATTGTTAAATGCCAATCGCGTTACTGATGACAATTTACCAGAATTCTTACAAGACTACAATAAAATATATATTACAGAGGATATGATTAATCCGCAATCGTTTACAGGCTATCCATATGCAAGTAAATGGATAGCTATTAACATGTTATCTGTAGGCAACAAGACAGTAATCTGTGATGCTAATCAGCCGCTGATACATGCTGAATTAAAGAAGCACGGGTTTGATGTGATACCACTTGAGTTGCGTCACGCACGTACATTGGGCGGTGGGTTTCATTGTGCAACTCTTGATTTGCTACGGGCGACTTGATGCAGTGGTAAATACACTGAGTCTAACCCGGAGATACTATGATTAACCAAGATGAAATTAATGCCGCAATAACAGCTAAAGTCAATGAGGCAGTAACAGAGCAAGTTGCTAATCTTTTTAAAACTGACACAAAATTAATAGAAAATCTTAGAAGCCAAGCCGTATCTCTTCTGGTACGTAACTTTAACCTTGACACAATAGTTAAACAAAACATATCCGGTCTGGTAGCAGCAGAAGTGGCTAAACTTATAGTAACTAAAAATACCGATTTACTTGATCCTGCTATTATTAATTCTGCAATAGGTGATGCAACAGCAACACAACTTGGATCGATTATTAAAAATGATCCAACAATGATAGAATCTCTTACTGGTAATGTTAGCGATGCGGTCAGCAAGCAAGTTGCAGGTCTCTTTAAGAACGACAAAGAGTTACTACTGAATCTTCAAAGTCAGGCCGTATCTCTTCTAGTGCGTAACTTTAATCTTGACACACTAGTTAAACAAAGCATGACTGGAGAAGTAGCAGCAGAAATAGCTAAACTCTTAGTTACTGAAGATACCGGGTTATTTGATCCTGCTATTATTAATTCTACAGTTGCAAAAAACGTCGCTGATGGAGCAGCAACTCAAATCGGATTGCTTATTAAAAATGATCCAAAGATGTTAGGATCTCTTAAGACACAAGCAATTTCATCATTCATACGTCAACTCAGCGCAGAAAGCGATATTGAAAAAATTATAACTGACAAGATCGCAGAACAATTTGCAGAACAATTTGATGGCATGGGCCTCCACTGTAATGCGACTAAACGCGAAATGACAATAATGGAAGATACCGTTGTTGTTGAAAACACAATAGCAGCAACAAATGTCAGTGTATATGAACAACTAGCCGTTAAGAATGCAACCATTAGTGGTGACCTACTAGTTAATGGATCAATAGATATTACAACAGGTGCATGGGATGAGTTATCGTCGAATATTAAAATTGCAGTAGTAGATGAAGTTATAATTGCAGTTAAGCAAGATATGATTGACGCAGTAATATCACAATCTAATGATTTAGACTTTACACAGATATCTATTAATGGAAAACCAGCATTATCAGGTAACACACTAGGCAGCCAAATAACCAATTCAACGTTAAACACAGTTGGTACATTAAAAGGATTAAAGGTAATCGGAACATCTACTGTAGATGCAATACACTCGGTAGATAAGAGAGTTGGCATTAATACTAAAACACCGAACTCAGCATTAGCTGTTTGGGACGACGAAATTGAAATTATTATAGGCAAACTTAAAGAACAAACTGCATTCATTGGTACTAATAGATCACAGGACTTAGCAATTGGTGTTAAACGTCGTGATGATATATCTATTGACACTGATGGCGTAGTAACAATTCGAAAACTTAAACTAGGTAATCACACAATTAAGCATGGTAACAGTGTGCCTGGATATGCAGGTGCGTCAGGTGATTTAGTACTGAATACAACATTAACAGAAGACAATCCAATCTTTGCATGGTATTGTTTGCATGACTATAGCTGGATAGCACTTAAGGCTACAATATGAAAGTATGCTGGATAATTAGTGAAGATATCCCATCAGGTTTAATAGATCCAAAAGACATTAAGAATACAGCAGTATCTTGGGGCAGTTGGAAAACGTGGAAAGAATTTCGCCCAGACAATTGTGTTTGTTCCGACACCAACGAAGCTAAGAATTTAATCCAACGTGCTTTCCATGCCGTTTGTACTTTATATATCATGCAAGAAAGTTATTCCGTAGTTGGCAACCCATCTGGGGTCAAACTATTCAACGGGCAATTCAAAAATAGTTCAGTTGGTAACAAAGACGATATTGTCGCCTTGAACCTTGCAGTACCGCAATCTGATATTGTGCTAATGACAGGATTTAATTTTAGTCCTATTACAGAAACAAATCCATCACAAGAAGAATATTATTTCAATATACGCGAGTTAATTAAAGCCAATGATACAACACAATTTGTATTAGTTGATTACACACACGAGTTGGCAAGCTGGACACGGGACCTTGATAATTTAACGTTGGATACTATTGGCAGTGTAAAGAATTTATTAGGGTAATAGTTTCTTCAATCTCTTCAGCAGTTTCTGCTTTACAAAAATAATAACCCTGAAAACAAGTAAATCCAATATCACGTAGAATATTATACTGACATGTATTCTCTACACCTTCAACAATAGTAAATTTATTTAACGCCTTAGTTAGTTGATACATCGCTGTGATCAGAGCGATATCCTGCTCCGTCTTTGTGACGTCATCTACAAATGTCTTGTCTATTTTAATTTCGTGAATTGGCAGTAATTTTAGTCGGCCCAATGAACTATATCCAGTACCAAAGTCATCAATTGATATATTAACACCGTTAGTTGATAGCTGGTATATCTTTGCGATGTTCAAATCGTTAATCATTGATGTTTCAGTAAGCTCAAGTGTGAGCTGGTGCGCTTTAATTTCTGTGTCTTGAATTACTTCTAGTACTCTGGTGCAGAAATGTTTATCTTGCAGTTGTTCTGCTGATACGTTAACCGACATTGAAAATGTGCTAGTAACTAGATTCTCATCTACCCATGATCTAAGCTGATGACACGCCCGCCTCATTACCCAGTAACCTAAATCGATCATCTGGTCGGTATCAACAGCAACCCTGATTAGTTTGTCAATATGACATACAGATGTGTCAGGCCGAAGCAACGCCTCGACTCCAGTAATCTTAAAATAGTCACCCTCAGTACAAAACTGTGGCTGGTACTTTATATTCATTGAGTTGTCTCTAATAGAGGCTCTGATGTATTGTGCTATTTCTCTATTCATTAATAATATTTATGTCTAAGACCCGCGTAAACACTAGTTAAGCTAAGTCATTGATTCATATAGGTGCTAAGTCATTGATTTTACAACACGTACAACTATTTTGTAAGTCATTGATTTTATTAGATAACGAATTTTACCAAAAGGTAGACCTTTTGAGCATATCTGCTATACTTACAGTATACAAAATATAAAACTAAACAGGAATTCAACTATGTCACATGTAATATACAACAAAGCAACTACACAGATTTTGAGCATACCAGCTCGTTCAGTAGGTTGTTATAAAGAATCATTTAAAAGCGAAGGCGCAGCTAAAGCAGCATTGACACGCCAGGACAATAAAGGTAAGTTGGGTGACAACTTAGTTAAAGCAGACTTTGCAGTTGCTGAGTCCAGTGACTTCCACGCTAACATTGAAAAAACAGTTACACGTAAAAATGCAATGACAGGCGAAGATTTCGAAGAAAGTGTAAATGCAAATTTTAGCACTTCACCAGCTTCCGAAAACTACTGGAGCAGCTAAATGAAATCCAAGAAAAAATTGTTTGCAGCACTTGACACACATTTCAAAACCACATTGTGGTCAGCTAAAGGATTGAAGCATAGCAACGTCTCAGATGAAACATATGGTAGACGTAGCATGGTTTACATTAGTTTGAAAACACCAGAGGAACGTCAAACCACAGAACGCTTTTTAGTACGCGAAGGTTTTAACGTACAGTCTGGTTACTATCCTGGAAGCTCAACTGCTGAAATCCAGGTTTCATATTTTAAAGGTTTTCACTGGAACGAATAATGGACAAACGTAACTCTTTCAAAGACGGATACATGACTGGTAAGACCTGGAACGAGAATTATCGTCCGGGTGGACCATATCGTTGTACAGACCGAATTCGTTACCCAGCTACCGTGGAGCGTGATGCAGCAGAATCCAAGGCTTGGTTTGAAGGATTTGATGAAGGATTAAATTACCAGAAAGTATTTAAGAGGTTATCAAATGCTAGTTAAAATGACAGTACAGTTCTGTGATGCATACATAACTTTCAAACGTTTACAAAATGATAAAACGTGGAAAGACACCTGGGAAGAAGAGTTTGATACCAGTTGTGGTTGCATAGCTGGCGCGCCAAAAGGTTTACCCGCTAGAGAATATGCTCAGATGGTAATTGACTATTTTAACGATACACTTAAACCGGGCGAGCAGGAACGTGTCCTGGTTAGCGCAGAGGAAGTGAAATGAGCCTAGTAGCAGAACAGCAAGATACATGGGATACACTTAAAGGTATTACTGATCCTACTGTTAGAGTATATGCCGATGGCAAAACAAACCAAGCAAAGTATCTTAGGATACAACGCGCACTGAATCTACCGCGGGCATCATTCCAACCTGTAAAAGCCGTTAGGGCAGGTCCAGGCAAAACATATAGTAAGTGGGAAGATGGTATAGAAGAATTACATAAGTTCATGCCACAGCGTCGCAGGACGATTGCTAATGCAATGCGTGACATTGAAGAGAAGATAGGCGAGAAAGTGTACTGGGGCAAGATGACGTTCGTGTACAAATATGTTTATACTCGTTATCATGAAGACATTGTGCTTGGTGCTGACGTGTTAATTGAAGGTGTGGCAACCAACACAGGCACAGTAAATTATTATTACGATAACTCATCGAGCGCAGAAGGCGCGCACCGTTTCGTTATCATTAATGGCAAGAAGGATACGATATAATGGATCACACACCACTTATAATTGGCGCACTGTTTGGATTTGGCGCAGGATGGATGTCGTGTTATTATATATTCCGTCTGCCAAAACTACATGCAGCACGTAAGGCAGCAAAAACAAAACGGATTAATAAAATTAAGAAGTATGTCAAACAACGTGTAGCAAGCAAACTTCTTAATCATACAATTGGTTCGGCTATTGTGTACTACAAAAAGTTTTCACCGACTATGTTTGAAGGTGTAACAGACGAAGATCTAATACAGCTGACAACGGAGATGGCCCAGGAAGATGCAAATGAAACAGAAAATATACAATCCTGACATTACAGAAATTCTTAGGGATATTGCCGACGGTAAAACCAACATCTGTGGCGACCATTGGCACCCTTCTTATTGCGAAGAAGCAGCAAAAGAAATTGAGCGCCTCCGGGCACAATTGGAATCACGCGAATATCTTTTGCACTGCATAAAAGACGCTGCCGATACTGATCCGCTCACCGTTCAAATTATTGAAAAAAATCTGAGCAACGAAGCAGCAAAAGAGATTGAACGCTTACGAAACGAAATTGAAGGTATGCATGAAGACGCAGCCGGAGAATCGATATAATGAGAAAGGAATGGATAGCGGGTTACACACAAGAAAGGGTAATCCGCCTGTATCAACGCCAAAATGGTCTATGTGGATACTGCGGAACACCAGACATGTTTTTACGTAGCGAAGTATCAAAAGGATTCTATATAGCGCACAGGCCTTTAATGGCAACATTCGATCATGTTGTACCGGATTGCCAGGGCGGTAAAGTTACAATGGAAAATGGTGTTTGTGCATGTAGCAGGTGCAATACATTAAAAGCAGATCTGTCGCTAGAAGAGTTTTTCGAACACTACGATGAATTACTGCAAAACCTTCTTGAGAAGCCGGCACGTGATGCAGCTAAAAAGAAAGCGAACTTAATAAAGAACGGTTTTATTGTTGCCCGATATGCGATGCAAATTGGTAAAACAGTGGATGATTTAATCCAAGAATATGTGTATAATGACACAACAGATATGGAGCAAGCAGCATGATAATTGAAATACTATTTATTTTTACAGCCGTAATGGTTATTACAGCAACGATCAAGTTCATGGGTTTGATACTTGGTAACGACATGACCTTACCGTATCTCATTCCGGGCATCTGCTCTCCGGGCCACTTTTTAATTTGGTATCCATCAGCTCTGTTCCAAGTTTATTTTTGGGCAGACAAGTTAGGAGTATTCGTATAATGTGGAAAACTATATCAAATCATCCAGTATATCGCGGTCTAAGATATATTGTAATTAATAGCATCTTTGCAGCCGCTCTGTATTATGGCTTTATAGTTGAAGAGCCTATAGAAGGCGCAAAGAACATTGCCTTGTTTATGGGTTGGGTTACGGCAGTAATTAGTCTTTTGTTTATGGTCGCTTTAATGGTTGATGGTGCTGAAGCTAATGAAGATAAAGGTAAGATAAAGGAAAAGTTGGCTAGGGAAATGCCAAAATCAGTGATACCATTTCCAATCGACTTAATGTATGATTTATGCGTGACATGTGTGTTTATTTGGTTTGGTCATTATGTACTAGCGTTCTTTTATATAATATCAATATTTGTAGGAAAAGAACTCCGCGACATTCCAAAGAACTTGGTACTGAAAAACCTTAAGCAAGGATCAAGTAATGCAAAGTGAAGAACTAAACAGTTTGGATCTAGAGGTTAAGCGTATGATGCTTGCCCATCCAAGCATTTTCCCTTCGCGTTTAGAATGTCTACATCACCTGTTTGCAGTTAATGGTAACGCTTGCACATGGGTAGATGGTAAACTTGTTAACCCGTGGGAAGCAGACGAAGTAATGCCAGAACACATTGATCCGCCCGAGCCATACAATTTTGCTAAATGTTCTGACGTAATGGAAGAGAGCGAAAAGATCCGACTGGAGTACGAAGGTGTTGTGCGTGACTTTACAGAGAAGCATATTGATTATCTGTGCCAGGACATTCACCACACAAATTGTAGAATGTCATTTACCTCCATGTATCCATTAAGCTGGGATTATTGTGCGATGGGCAAGGCAGCAGACAACCCAGAAAGCATTCATCCAGATTGGCGCGCTGGAATACGAGAGTTAATACATTGGTACCTGCCACTTGTAAATGGGTATTATGGATGCTATGATGATCCTGACAGGAAAGATCCGAACGTAGATCTTATAAGTGATCCACGTGTTAAATCAAATTACGAGTTGTGCCGCAAAGTATTAAGCATGATGCAAACGGACGATGACCGTATTAAAACAAAGCGCAGCAGAAAACAGATGAGGAAAATGATCCATGACATCGAATAAGTTAATAATTGGTGCAGACACGTATGTGAATTTTACATTTGCAGCTGAACGTATTGCTGAAGCAGCAGCTCAAGAGATTCAAAGAAATACGTCAATGGGTAAAGAGAAACCAATGGAAAGTATTAGTTTTCATACCTATGCCGCAACCCTAGCGACAGCATTCAATTTAGATATTGATGAAGTTAGGGAAGCTATTAAGATAATGACAGTGAACAAAATTAAGGAAACAGAAAATGTTAGATAAAGCAATCGCAATCGCAGCCACAGCATTCACAAATGTGTTTGATAAGGGTGGCACTCCATATATTATGCATTGCTTACATGTGATGTATAAGGTAAGGCATCTTGGCGTTGAAGCAATGATTGCCGCGGTGCTACACGACCTAATTGAAGACACAACCTGGACAGCAGAGAAGCTAATCGAAACAGGCTTTAATCCGCATACGGTTAATATAATTGTTCTACTTACACATCGAAAGGGTGAAAGTTACGATGATTACATTATGCGGATTTCAGTTAGTCCAATTGCCCGTGCAATTAAGATGGCTGACTTACGTCATAACAGTGATGCACATCGTCTTAAGGGTCTCCGTCCTAAGGATCACGATCGTATTACGAAGTATCACAAGGCATACGCTTTCTTGAAGGCGGTTAAAGACTAATGCCTAAGGACTCCACTTTTGATCCAAAAAGAGTATACGACGAAAAGACGTATACTATCACAGGCGGCGCCCTTAATGATATTGGCCAAACAATTCTTAAATTAAGGAAGAAGGTAGCGGATGCTGAAAAAGATGCAATACATCTAGAACTTGAAGAACTTCGTCTCCGCGATAGAAACCCTACTCTTAAAGATGCGTGGGACAAATACCAAACAGTATTAGGATTAACAAGGAAAACATAATGTCATTAAGTACTATTTTAAAAAGTTGTTCTGGTGTTGAAGCTAGAACAAGAGAGACTACAGATTGGCAGGGCAAAAAAGGCTTCGTGGATACACTTATTAAAGTTGGCGACATTGTCGTTCCAGAAGATACTTTTATTGAAATCACGTCTACTGCAACTAAAGGCACTATTGCTAGAGTAGTAGATATAGAAGTTGACACGTACGATGATGAAACTAAGTACCATAAAGCAAACCAGATCATAACATATGGTGGCACTTTTATATATAAAGTGGATGGACGCAAACAAAAAGGTCGTATTAACGCTTCGTATACAAAAGCACTTGTTGGCCAGCACCAAACTGAATACATTCGCAATACTGAAACGCACGAGAAAGTAGAAGTTACGAATCCTGTTAACAAGTACATGCAGGAACTTCAAAAAGGTGATTGGGTTATTGGTGTTATGCCAGGTAAAAGATTAGGCATCGGTCGTATTACACGCTGGACCAATCATAATGTTTGGGCAATCACAGGCGATGACCTAACCGATAAATCTAAAGAATTTAAGTTTGACAGTATAACGGAAACGTTTACAATGCCAAACGATGAGCATGTTCAATTACTAACATTTGCCGCCCTTAAGGGTTGGAAAGGAAGATAAGATTATGAGTAAAGAACTTATTGATCCAATTCGTCGACTTGAACGAGCAACGCTCTCTATTCCGATTATGAAAAAGCATCTCGAAAACGGAAGTTTCTCGTATATAGCAGGATCGCTTATATTAAACTTCAAAGATCCAACCTATAAAAGTAGATCAGGATTAGTCGATCCTAACTTTACGACTTTGAATGTAGAGCCATTAGAAAACTGTGGCGAAAGCGAACTCTTGCGTGAGGAGCAATACTTAATCTCAAAGATGTACGTAAAGAACAAAGAAAAAACTTGTTCATATTATGAACAGGCACTAAGTAATATTGAACAGTACGAAAGAATTCACGGGTGTGATAGGAGCCGGCAGGCACAGATGCAATAAGCTGATAAAGGCCTTTAAAACAATAAACTAAGAGATAATAGAAAGTAGAACCCGCTCATCCTTGTACGCTCTGCAAGGTATGACGGTTACCCTCAACAAAGGAGTTATGCTATGAATAATAATATTCCAAATATTCGAGATTCCCCTAACTAAAACTTTAAATACTCATTAAGAACTAAGAGGGGATGACAATAGCCCTATAGAGATTTACAATCCCACTGGAAAGGACTGATAAGGTCCTTTCCAACTGGAGAGAATACCATGACAGACTATACAGCAGAAGATACATTCGAAGCATTAAAGAGAATTCCATTTGATATTAACAATGTCAATGAAAGCACTTTTGAAATTGAAGATGTTAACATGAACGACTATCCAGACTTCTGTGACGCTTTTATTGGGTATGCAGAATTCAATGATGGTACGGTTGTGCCGGATGAACAAATGGATGAGCTTAACGAGCAGTGTGATGATCTAATAAACGAATTAGCACACGAATATTGTAGTTAACGTTTACTTCTTTGTGTAGTGCCTTTCTTAGCAGGTTTCTTAGTACCACCACTAGCAGCAGATAACTTTTTCTTTTTAGGTTTCTTCTTAACGTCCGGAGCCTTATCCATTTTAACATCAGCAAACGCCTTTGGATCAGCATTGTTCTTAAGTATCTTAAATGTAAAGTTACCGCGGAACGTAGTACTCGCGTAGTTCTTTTGTGCTGATAACAACACACCTGTAATAGAATCGCCTGGGAATTTAGATACAAAATCTTCAAGTATCCATTCTTTAGCTGTTTCCTTAGCTTTAGTATCAACAGTAACTAAGCCAGCATTATTAAGTATATTAGCAGCGGACTTACCAAATGTAGTCTTGCTGTTAATATAATCGCTTACTAAGAAAGCAAGCGCAGCAACCATGTGTGCATGTGGATTTACTTTAGATGGATCCTTTGCATTACGGTTCGCGTAAATCTTTTGTAAACGTTTTGTTAGGTAACCACCCTTAAGGACCTGCTTGTGTGTTAGTCCTGAATTAACCATTGTTTGCAATCTAGTAACTAAACCTGCTTCCTTTTGGTTAATCATTTTATAATGCATTGCAAGTTCAGATGGTGCTTCTTTTGCGCCAGCGGTTGTGATACGATCAATAAGCTCAATAATGTCTTTGTGTTTTCTTACTAGCTTTGGATCCTTTAATTCGTGTATTGCATCTGTTAGGTTCTTAACGCCTGCTTGGGCACCGCCTGATTTACCTTTACTGCTAACTTTAACGTTCTGTCCAGTTGGGTTAACAAGGATGCTATCGCTTAATCCTTCTGTTTTGGAAGTGCTGAAACTAATAGAACATTCAGCAAAGCTACTACCTGGAAGGAATTGCTTTTCAGCTTCAACAGCATTACCGGTGGTAGTGTGTTTCATTAATGCAATTGGGTGTAACATTTCGCAGAAGTAATCACGGAACGCTTCAAAACTCAAGCCTTCTTGTTTTAGTATTGTAATTGGAAATTTCTTACCACGTGCAACAGAAGCAGCCACTTTAGTTAGTGGATTATTCTTACCGAACTTAACGGCAATCTGTTTAACAATAGATGCTGGAGTAAGGTTATCGGTTTGTGTTAACACATCTGATGGTTGCATTCCGGCGGTTTCTTTAGCGCCAGACTTAGTTGCAAGACTGTACCCTGGAATATCCTTATTGGTCCATGCCATTTGATCATGCATAGCTTTAATAATTTTAAAGAAACGCCCGTAGTGTACAACCCCGCCATTTTTTGTTTCAAAGCTAACAACACCAAACCCACCTGATTTGGGTACTTGGTTCAACCATATAATTGCACCGTATTCATATTCAGCATTTTCTATTTCGTCTGCAAGTTCTTCTGGGGTTTCAAACTTACCTGATTGTGGGTAGAAGGCAATTCCTTCAAAGGACATATCCTCAGCGCCGTCTGATTCAAACTTGTCACCGATTGTACGACTTGCTAATCCACGTGCTTCGGTTAATATGTTAAACTCTCTAAATCTCATAATTGGTCCAATTGCTATTGCTTTCTTTCTACTATTTATGCTATTATGTGTTCATACTTAAAAGAGGAGTTTATATGTCTGGATTAATACCAATGGTGATCGAAAAGACACCAAACGGCGAACGTAGTTATGATATCTACAGTCGCTTGCTCAAAGAACGAATTATCATGCTTAACGGTGTAGTTGACGATAATAGCTGTAATGTTATTGTCGCTCAAATGTTGTTTTTGGAAAGTGAAGCGCCAGATGCAGAAATCCTTTTTTACATTAACAGCCCAGGCGGCTCAGTTACAGCAGGTATGTCAGTAATCGACACTATGAACTTCATCAAGTGTGATGTTAGGACTATTGTTGCTGGCGAGGCATGTAGCATGGGATCATTGTTAGCAGCAAGTGGTACCAAAGGCAAGCGCATGATGTTGAAACATAGTACGCATATGATACATCAGGTTCTAGCTGGCTATAAAGGTCAAGCATCTGATATGGAAATTCATACTAATGAAACCTTGCGTTGGAAGAAAGCATTAAATGATGTGTACGTTACTGTAACCGGAAAGCCTTATAAAACTATCTACGCAGATACAGATCGTGACAATTTTATGACAGCAGATGAATCTGTAGCATACGGTCTAGCAGACGAGGTTATCCTAAAGAGAGCTTAACTAGCTTTTCTGGCAAAACTGACTATTGACAGTCTATAACGATGAGTGTAAAATAGCCAGCATACATTGTGAAGAGTAAGACCTTCTCAGTGAAAATTAGAGGAAATGAAAATGGCATATTATAAAGTAAAGGGACAATCACGTTTCTTGGAAACCCACTTACGTGGTACCGGCCGTACTCTTACAGCTTCACAAGCAGCTAACCGTTATGGTATTTTGAACTTAACCGCTCGCGTTTTTGATTTGCGTCAGTTAGGTTTGAACGTTAGTGTTAAGGCCGGAAAGTATTCCGTGTCTTCACGTGACGTAGCTGGAAGCCGTGCTAAAGTGCTTGGCTAAACACCCCTGGTAAAATATGGAATTATCGCTTATCTACTAAGCGCATAAGGAAATACTAAAAGCCCGCGCAATGCGGGCTTTTTATTGGGTGCAAATAAAGGTAGACCTTTGGCGAATACCTGCTATAATTAGTACATAACTTATCGCGAGGTTTTGCATATGAATAATTATGTTGATTTTATGGGCGTTCCGATTAGTATTGGTGATCACGTATATCGCAACGAAAAACTCCATAAAGTGTTAGCACTGGCAAAACCTGGCAGATACAATTCTATTCGGATCAAAGTAGATATTATCTATCCGTATCTGTGGACAAGTCCACAGATACACAACGCCAGCGAGTTTGTAGTAATACCCCCAGCGCAAATGACAGCATTCTTAATGACACACAAGTTATTAAATAAAGCATAGGTTTTACTGGGAGGCTTACTAAGTCATTGATTTATATAGAGTTAAACCAACTGTAAACCTATTCACTTAAACCGCTAAGTCGTTGATTTATATAGTAAAACGCTGAAAAACGGCGCATATAATGATATAATGTGTAACAGTACCGCTTAAACAGCTTAAAACCACATTAAACAGGCGGTTTAATGTAAGTCATTGATTTATATAGATGCAAATAAATTTAGCATTTTGGTTGACCTTTTGGGCAAAAGAAACTATAATTAGTACATAAATTAAAGAAAGGTCAAAATTATGAAATACAGCATTTACCAAATTAGACTTACTAAATTAGAACGTGATGTAATTAACGGTATGGAAGATCCATATACCCATCCAAAGTTTAAAGCATATCACGATTGCAAAATAGAAGAATTTGATAAAGCTAAAGGCTTCTATGAAAAAGTAGCAGAAATTGAAGCTACGGACCTTGAAAATGTTTTCCACGTGGGAAACATGGGACCAGAAGAAAACATTAACCGTATTGCAAAAATGCATTCCATTAGCGTTGGAGATGTTATTGTTGACGGCGCTGGTGTACAATACGGTGTAGCTGGATTTGGTTTTAATGAAGTACAAGGTATTGTATGAGCATTGTCTTTCTAAAAGAAACAACCAAAACCTGGAATTGCGAAGCTAAGGTTCCAAATCACATCTACTTAATTGAAGGTGAGAATATGGTTGGGTATATCAAGGATGGTACAACAGATATCAAAATGTTTACCAAACCTGCATATTTTTACAAAGCCAGACGCACATTTGCAACGCTCACAAAGGACACAGTAGACCGGTTGGTTTACGATAAATAAGTATATGAAAACCTTTCAAGCCAAAGTATATGTACGCAACGGCAACGCCCGTGTACCACATACTGTCCAATTTAATGCAGAGTCTAGCTTTGCAGCTCAACAGATGTGCGCGGCACAATACGGTTCCGCTAACGTTATTTCGGTCCCAACCGAAATAAGAGCATCAAATTCAACAAGTTCTTCACCGTGGATGATTAAAATCGGTTAAATTGATACCAAATATCGGTTGACCTACCCTAAACAAACTAATATAATTAACGCTGCAAAATGGTTGGAGAGGATATAATGAATACTCAGACAAACAAGCGTACAGATGAAATCCAAACTGCTGAAGTAGAACGTGCATTAACACTCGTTGGCAATGTTTGGGAAAGCGATGCAATATTATCAGTTGATGATATGTGCGAGCACCTTGAATCAATTATTGATGTAATTGATGGAAAGTCTGATTTTAAACACTGCATGGAATCTTCCAACCTAGCCAATCTTGAACGGCTAAACTAAACCTAACCTAAAACAACAATCCTGAGGAGGATTAAAACATGAGTAAAGAGAAAACTTTTACAATCGTAGGTACTGCGGTTAATGCAAACGGCACTATCAAAGTCCGTTGGGCGAACGATCTTGTTTCGCGCATCAAGATTTTGAACAAGGCCGGCTGTACTGGCATTGACCTTATTGAACTGTCTAAAGGTATGACAAAACTTGACGCAGCTCAGTATTTCTTGGACAACAAAGACGGCCTGGATGGCGCACAAAAAGAAATTCTTGAAGTTAAGATTGCTGAAAAGAGCAAAGCTTCAAAACGTGCAAACATGAAGACCACTTTGACTAAGAATGTCAAAACCCGCATTGCTGACAAAGCACCAACTGACCCACGCGTCGAAAAGTTTGTGGAAGCAAATAGCGAAGTTGAAGCAACAGAGTAAATGCTTGACAATCTCGAACCAACCGTACGCATCGCCATATTAAGAATTTTATCAGCACTCTACGAAAGTGGAATGGTTGAAGAAGTTGCACTTGGCGATGTATTACGGTTGTTTGGGGTACCAGACAATTTTCCCGGAGACAAAACAACCGGGTTTTTATTTGATGACCCAGACTGGATTACTGAATACCTAGCTTTTAAAGATGCAGAAAGAGAGCGTGTTCGGCAATACGACGAAGGGTTAGATGAATTAGACGAATTAGATGAACTAGTTGATTCCGATGATTTTGCTGATTCCAGCGATTTAGATTCGGACAGAAAGATACATTAGCCCGCCAGCAGTAAATAAATATATGGAACGAATAAAAAACGCATTAGTGCGAAGCTGGGAACATGACCGTACCGCATTTATGTTTGAAATGGTTGGCATGTTATTTACAGTTGCTGGTTCATTAGTATTAGCACTTACAGCAAAAGATCCAAACATGCTTATCGTTTACCCACTGTTTTTAGTTGGGGCAGCGACAGGTCTGTATGCTTATTATCGTAGAGAGATGGTATGGACTATTGTGTTAACTGCATATTTTGTAGTTATTAACATCGTAGGCTTTTTTATAGCTCTAGGATAAGAATTAAAATAGGAAAAACACATGAGCGAAATAGGAATCCGTCCCTTACACGACCGCGTCGTTGTACGCCAGTTAGAAGCAGAAACAACATCCGCGGGTGGAATTGTAATTCCGGGCGCCGTAGCAGAGAAACCACACGAAGGTATTGTACTTGCAATCGGAAGTGGCAAAACCCTACCAAACGGTGACATCCAGCCAATGGGTGTGACAGTAGGTGATAAAGTACTATTTGGACAATATGTTGGACAAGAAATTAATGTCGATAATGAAGATCTGCTAATTTTAAACGAAGAAGAGATCATAGGAATTCTTGTTTAGTTAGACACCCTCCTAAGTTGATAAATATACTGTAACTTACAGAGGAACAGTATATGTCTCAACAATTAATTAATATCGGAGCAGTAGCGAATGATGGCACAGGCGATCAACTTCGTGACGCTTTTGATAAAATAAACGATAACACCACCGAATCTTACACAGGTCTTGTACCTGTTGCGCGTCCAACGGCTCCAGCCGCATCTATTGGTGCTACTGGCGATGTCGCTGGGATGGTTGCGTTTGATGCAAGCTATATCTATGTTTGCACAATAGACTACGATGGTATTACAGACATTTGGACTAGAGCCGCAGCCGCTACTTGGGTTTAAGGTGTAGCCAATGTCAAAACAAACAATCAATATTGGTATAAAACCAAACGACAGCACCGGCGACACATTGCGAGTCACTGGCACTAAAATTAATGATAATTTTGATGAAGTTTACAATGGTACTGCATCAGTAGTTAGAACTACTCCGCCCCCAACACTTAAAGGTGCTACAGGCGATATTGCTGGTATGATTGCTATGGATAATGGCACAGTATATGTCTGCTCAGCAGACTATGATGGTGTAACTGATATTTGGACATTAAGCGCAGATCACTTATTGCTCAGCAATATCGGTACTAACGATCATGCCGCAATTGACACGCATATTGCAGATACAGATGTGCATTATGATCAAGCAACTATTGTTATTACCGAATCGCAAATTAGCGATCTCGGAGCGTATTCTACTACAGCACACGATCACGATTTAACGTATTCACCAATTATTCATGACCACGATACAAGTCATATTATAAGCGGTACGTTTGATGATGCTCGTTTTGCAGAAACTAACGTAACACAATTTCAAGCATCTTTATCGTTAACTGAGAGTCAGATAAGCGACCTCGGAACGTATTCTACTACATCACATAATCACGATGCAGACTATGCACCAGCAGACGCAAGATATGTTTCAAAGAGTGCAAACTTTACAGCACTAAACGGTGGGAAGTATCTTATTAATACGTCGGGTGGTAGTTTCACTATAAATTTAATTGGTCCGTTTACACAAGGCGATCACTTTTATATTGCTGACCAGGAAGCTTCGTTTACAGCAAACAATATATCAATTGGTGATGCTAGTATGACAATTAATGGATCAGCTGGCCCGTTAGTTGTTACTTCAAACAATGATAACTTTGGATTAGTTTGGACTGGCGATGAATGGAAGAAAATTTAAGGAAGATAATTAATGTCGCAGGCACCAATTTGGATAACAGAGCCCGGTAGTTTAGGGGTTGTACCCGAGGGAAGGTTCTATAGGATATTCCTAGAAGCATTTGATCCCGACTGGCCTGGCGATCCAACTAAAGTAACTTATTCAGTTATAGCAGGTGAACTTCCTGCCGGTGTGCAAGTAAGCACAAACGGTACTATCGAAGGTATCCCAGTTTCGGTAGCAGACTTTAAAGGTGTGCCAACTGACGTAGCAGAGAACACAACGTCCAAATTTGCGATACGTGTTACAGATTTTGATGACCCCGACCGCATTGCGGATAGAACATTCACCCTTACAGTTACCGGTCAAGATAAACCAGAATGGATTACACCCGGCGGCCTAATTGGTAAATGGTTTGACGGTGGTGAAGTATCTTTTCAGTTTGAAGCAGTAGATATAGATCCAGCAGACGAAATTGAAATTTCATTGGTGTCTGGCTCACTGCCAGAAGGATTAACACTTACAACTGACGGTCTCCTAAGCGGATTTGCAACACCACTTATTGGCATAGGTGGTGCAGTACCAGGGTTTGATGTGGACGACACAGGGTTCGATGAGTTCCCATATGATTTTAGCACTACTTCCATTAGTCAGAATCTTCAATTTACATTACAAGTAACAGACGGTAAAGATATCGTCATGCGAACATTTGAAATATTCATATACAGTCGAAATAGTATGACGGCTGACACTATTGAATTTACAGCAGACCATATTAATATTACAGCAGATAGTATTGCAGTACGCTCACCTTACATTACTAACAACGTATCCGATTTAGGCCGTTTCAGACATGATAACTATTTTGCACATAAGTTCAATGGCGAAGATCCAAACGGTGACCAAGTTCAATACTATATTGCGTCTGGAAGTTTACCACCTGGTCTTACATTAGATCCTATTACCGGCTGGTTGTCTGGTAACTTACCAGCTGTTGGATTAACTGAAGTAGAATATAACTTTGGTGTTAAGGTATTTAAAGCAGTTGATCCATTAATTGAATCAGTGTTATATCTAACGTCAATGACATTAGTTGGCGACATAGATACAAATGTTTTATGGTTAACAGATCCAGTACTGGGCACAATTAATAACGGTGCTATTAGTACATTATATGTTGAAGCAGAACACACAGATTCAATATTAAGCTACAGATTTAAAGAAGGTGGACTAAACAGTAAGTTACCACAAGGGTTGAAATTGTTACCAAGCGGTAACATCGTAGGTCAGGTTAGTTTTAAGACATTTAGTTTGGATGGTGATACCACAACGTTTGACGAAGAGTTCAGCACTAGATTAGAGGTGACCCCTACTACATTCGATTCAACATATACATTTACAATTGAAGCTTACAGCTCAAATGGCATTGTGTCGGTTACTAAAGAATTTACAATTTTAGTTAACAAGAGGTTTAATGGACCTCACAATACAATATATTGTAAGGCTATGCCGCCACTAGCAGATAGAGAGTTGTTGGATAGTTTATTATTAAATCAAATTATTGATCCGGCTATTTTATATAGAGCTGACGATCCAAATTTTGGATCAGCTAAGAAAGTTATATACCAACATGCATTTGGGCTAACACCAGCAACACTTGAAGATTACTTTGCAGCATTAGAATTAAACCATTATAATAGGCAAGTAGTACTTGGTGAGTTTAAAACAGCTAGGGCGTTAGACGATAATGATAACATATTGTATGAAGTTGTTTATAGTCAGATTATTGATAACCTTGTTAGCAGCACAGGTGAAAGTATTCCACCGGAAGTTAATATTAAGTATCCAGCAATTGATGATGGCGTACTAACAAATACAGTGTATCCAAATAGCTTAGAAAATATGCGCGAAGAGATTGTCGATCAGATAGGTCAACAATCAAAATTATTACCTCGATGGATGCTCTCAAAGCAAGAAGACGGTGAGGTACTAGGATTCACACCTGCTTGGGTTATTGCTTACACTATACCAAGCAAATCAAAATTATTACAATACAACATTACAGAGTTCTTTGGAACACAACTTAACTTAATAGATTTTGAAATAGATAGATACATATTAGATTCTAAGTTGTCGCAGTACTGGGGTATTACAGCTGATTCAGTGAATTTAACAGCTGATTCAGAGATGTTAGTATCGGACTCTAATATATGGAAACGCGGTGTTCAGACAACGTTTAATAGGGACGACGGCATCGAACTTGAAACAGTGTTTGATGGTGGCAGTTGTCGATTTATATCACCAGTGGATGTATACGACAGCACTGACACGAATAACCAATATGTTAAGTTCCCTAAGACATTAATAATAAATAACGAACAATAACAATAAATACAGTTACTAAGGATTAAAATAATATGGCTAGCACTATAAACACAACTAATATCGACACAGATTTTCCAATTGCAGGACAAGACAACGACAGTCAAGGATTTCGTGATAATTTCACGAACATCAATACTAACTTTGAAGCAGCAAAGACGGAAATCGAAGCGTTACAAGATAAACAAAATTTAGTTGCAGTGCCGCCCACCACTATTGGTGCAATAGGTGATCTCCCAGGTCAGCTTGCATACGATGGAACATATATGTATCTTTGTACAGCCGAATATGATGGCATTGCTAATATTTGGGTTCGTACAGCAGCCGCTACTTGGTAACCGAATAGCTTGATTTTCCACTAAGATTCGTTTATACTACTACCATAACTAACGATTGTGGAGATAGTCATGCGAGAAATGACCCAAGAACAAATAGATGATTGGAATGAGATGTTGAAGCTTAGGGAACCTACCCCTATCCAGCTTGTAACATTTGCCAAGCATTGTGCCTGTGATGTAGAAATTATCGACGGCAAGGTAATGTTATCCAATAACCCCGCAGTACAGTGGGATCCGCTCAACAGACTTGACCAGAATCATAAACTTCTAGATGTAATAATTGCTGATGTTGATTGTAAACTATTCTACGATGATGGTGTAGGGGAATACTTCATTTACCGATACATTCCAGGTCCGGAAACGGAGCCGGCAATTGCACATAGAATAAATTTAAACGAAGCTGTTATTGAAGCAGCTATGAACGTATGGTTTCCTGAGGAGGAATAATGGCAGATTTACAAGATTACGAAATGTTTGTGCAAAGCAAACTATCAAAGCAAAGTAAAGACTTTGATACAATGATTGAGAGCTTAGTAGCTCTTAAAGAAGATGGCGATGGTATCGGAGTGCAAATTCCGGAGTTACTTACAGCGGCAGTTGGCCTTACTGCGGAAGCAGGAGAGTTTGATGAGATTGTTAAGAAAATGATCTTTCAGGGCAAACCACTTGATCTAGCCAACAAACTCCATCTACAAAAAGAGCTTGGTGATTTAATGTTTTACGTTATGGTTGCATGTGTGGCACTGGGCATTACAGGTGATGAAATTATCGAAATGAACAGAGATAAGCTAGACGGTCGTTATAAGGAAGGCTTTACAGTTGAGGAATCAGAAAATCGTGCAGAAGGCGATCTATAACTAAGTACTATTATGGAACACCCAGGCGTAGATATACATCAAATAAAGAATGATTTAAACCTTGAAGAGATTCAAGCAAAGATTATGGATCTCCAAAAACGAATTACATTTGTGTACAGGACAGGCAATCAATCTCTCATCAATCAGCTTGAAATGGTGATTGAAGTTTATAGAAGGGCACAATATGAGGTGCTTGAAGAAATGTATGGCAATAAAGATGGTCCGGATTTAGACGAGAAGATTGATATTTCATGATAGTTGATGATACCGCAGCGAAAGTCAACTCACAGTTGATAGTTGATTTATGTATGCAAGCACTAGAGAATCTAAAGGCACCGCAAATTGTAAGCATGAAGCGCAATATGCCAAGACGGGCATTCCGTGAAGATTTTGGTACAGTAAGAATATTTCTACCAAGGCGGTCGGGACATTCTACAGCAGCTCTTCAATTATTATGCGAACACCCAGATGCATTGTTATTTGTAACTAAGCACAGTCGCAAAGATGATATGCAAAATATGATTAGGGATTACACCTCAAATCAAGCACTTCGTGACAGAATAAACAATGCTATAGTACCGCTTAGTCCAAATGCATTAACGAATCTCAAGCCCGTGGAATATAGATCTTTTGTTATATTTGATGGGCAGCCTGACACTCACTTCAATGTTTATGCTATGTTTAAGGAAACTGTCAGCGTGGGTATTGTAGTAGAGTTACATTAGAGGAATTTAGTTTAGATGGCAAGAATGAAGAACCAATATGATTTTATGGCAGGCATATACTTAGATGGTGAGTTGTATTTTAACAAATATTCGTTAATAATAGATTTCTACACCTTAGGTGATGCAATGAAAGATCAGAATACCGGCGTAGAACGCATATCGTATTTTATATACGAGACAGTTCAACGTAGTATTTTTGTTCAAGAAAATGATCATGCAACCATGAAGTCATTTATGAAAATGGGAGTGCCTGTATTATCGGTTCCTGCACCAGGCCCATTTGATCCAATAATATTAGCTACACTAGTTACAAAGATGAATGTCATCTTAGAAGATACGCTTGTTATATCTGACGCCGAAATTACGAGCGCAGTGGGCGGATTGCTTACATACGTTTGGGATTCCGCTGACGAAGATGACGAAGTACATGAATTAGTAAATGATGAAGATGATACAAAATGGTGGGCATCACCTGCTCCGCGCTTCGCATCATATCCAGCGGGCACAGATGTAGAAGAAATCGAAGAAGCTAAACCTTTTCCTTTGACTTGGGATCTGTTAAACTTAGGTTGGCTAGCAGATGAAGAGACAGATGAAGAGGAAGATAAATTTATTCTTCCATCTTCATTGAAAGCACCTAAGGAAGGTGCGGGCACAGTTATTAAAGCTGACTTCACAGGCAAGAAATCAAAGAAGCCTAAAAAACCTAAAAAATGAAAACAGATAAATTTGGACAAATGATTTATGATCAAGCCGAAGTGTTTGATATACTCATGCATGACATAAATCCTGACCCTGCTTATCGTCCTGGACCGTTCCAAATAGAGGATGGGCAGACAATAGATGTCAGCAACACAAATAAAGCTGCCGGGTACGAAGCACTGGTTATTCATTTAGAAAACGATTTATCTGTAGAAGATTTTGATAAGCAAAATCAAGAACAATGGTACATGCCCGATAGCTATAAAGAGATGGACATTGCTGAATATATTCTAAGTTTGTGTGATACCGAAGCAGAATTGCAAAGATGCGGCGAAGAACTATTATTGTACATGGACCGGGATCTGTTTGACCTGTTGCGTTATATGAAATACTTAGTAGATATTATGGAATTGAATAACGTAGTTTGGGGCGTTGGACGAGGATCTAGTGTATCAAGCTATGTATTGTACAAATTAAAAGTACATAGGATTGATAGTATGTTTTATAAACTTGATCCCAAGGAATTTTTACGCTAAATATGCGTATATAACTAGAGGAATAAATTATGGCAGGAAACAAAATTTATAGATCAGCGTCTGGGCAAGAAATTGATTTTCAGAAACTAATATTAAAGAACGAAACTGTTCGTGCCGTTGGCAATATGAATGTTAATGCTCGCGGAGATGTACTTGATAACACTAACAAGACTACAGCCACACGTTCAGCACAAGTTAACAAAAATTATCGTAAGCAAATTGGTAATGTTGCAAGAGATTTACCTGTTGCTACTAGCAAGAAAGCAGCCAAGGACATTGCAGCACGTAATGAAGGCTCTACAGAGATTGTAGGACTTGACGAAGCACCAACTATTGCTCCAGTAGAAACACAAGCTGAAGAAGCACCAACAGGTGGTCTAGCTGCCGCAATTGCAAAGGCGAGAGAAGTTAAACAAGAACCACAGCAGTCAGCACGTGAAGAAGAACGTGCGGTTGACGGTGTTAAGAAAATTTAATGTCATCATTAACCTATAAAGCTAACGGTATAGAAGCAATTAAAGACCATGTCTTAGTTAAAGGCATGGAGTTCCACGAAAGGATCACAAACGGCGGCATTATTGTACCGGGCAACGATGGTAAGTCCGAGGGAATTAAACCTCGCTGGGGCGAAGTAGTTGCAATTGGACCAGAGCAAACGGATATTGAAGTAGGCGAATGGGTACTTGTTGAACACGGTCGCTGGACACGCGGTATGAAGCTGGTAATTGCAGATGAAGAACTTGTTCTTAGACGAGTTGATGTTAATGACATTATATTAGTTAGTGACGAACCGCAGAGCGATGAGACATGGTCAACAGCTATTACAGGTAAATCCGATCTACACAGGATTGAAGGTTCATTGCACAGAGATGGTAGCGACGATTTTTAATAAATAACGTTATGAAATCATCAGAGTTTATTACAGAAGATGTCGACAGCGACATGCACGATACCAAAAAACGTCAAGCACGTTTAAAAGCAGAAATTGAAGCTGGCATGATGCCGACTGTACACAATGCTTCAAGCGCATCAGACCCGATTTACACAATGGGTGATGTAGAAGCTTTGGGTTGGATGACTAAAGATTATCATACCGAAAGAACAGGTTATGACGATTACGACACTACCTGGACACGCTACTATCACCGTGAAGCACCGGGCCCAATTAGAGTACACACAACAGGCGGCACAGCCTCAGAAATTTGGCAACCAGGCCACCAAGAAGAATTATAATATAACCAAACCCACTTGACCTTCGACGTGAATAATTGTATAATTATCCATGCGGAGGTTTTTTAATGGCAAAACACACAACACTAAACATTGGCGGTGAGCTAGTTAGAGATAACGATACTTACATTGTCCAAGACAATACCGAACTTAATAATCTAGTTTTAAGTAGCACAATGCTACACCCAAATCAATGCACAACCGGCCACAAACACGAAGGACAAGAAGAAGTATATATCTTTGTACGAGGTGAAGGTATGATGCAGTTAGACGATGAAACATTCTCAGTTAGGCCCGGCGATATAGTAACAATCGAAGACGGCGTATTCCATAAAGTATTCAACAGCGAAAGAATTGAACTGTATTTCATATGTATATTTGACGGATCTAGAGGCACCAAATGAACACTGAGTTATTAGATAAAGAAATTGCTAGTAACATTATTTGTATCCGAGATGAAGAACAATTACGACTATTCGATATTTGGGGAAAGCAACATAATTACAATCCTAAGGTTAGCATACAATCGTTGGTCAAGCCATATTTTCCTTATAAGAGAGTAACAAGGGTGATATACCGATGACAGTAGGAATAGTATTTTCTGCGTTTGATCTGTTCCATGCTGGTCATGTTGCGATGCTTAAAGAAGCTCATGCACAATGCGACCATATGATTGTATGCTTACAAACGGATCCTACGTTAGACAGACCGGGAAAGAACAAACCAATTCAATCCGTGTTTGAGCGTTATGTACAGTTAGAAGGCTGCAAATACGTAGACGAGATTATTCCGTATGCTACTGAAGCTGAAGTTTTAGATATCCTACGCACATATCATATTAATAAACGATTTATAGGTGAAGAATATAAAGATATGGACTTCACCGGAAAACAGATTTGCCTAGACAATGGCATTGAACTTGTGTATAATAGTAGAAAGCACTCGTTTAGCACAACCAATTTAAGAGAGAGAACAGTTAATGCAAGAACTATGGACTGAGAAGTACAGACCGGATTCAATTGAAGGTTACGTATTTAGAGATGAAGCGCAAAAGAAACAAATTCAAACGTGGATCGAAGAAAAATCTATTCCACATTTATTATTCAGTGGGCCACCTGGTACAGGAAAAACAACGCTTGCGAAGATCTTAATTAACCAATGCGGTGTTGATGATTATGATTTAATGGAAGTTAATGCAAGCCGTGAGACTGGTGTAGACCATATACGTGAAAGGATTATAGGTTTTGTACAAACAATGCCATTTGGTGATTTCAAAGTTGTGTTGTTAGATGAAGCAGACTACTTATCACCTAATGCTCAAGGTATGTTACGTGGTGTTATGGAAACATACGCAACGTCTGCCCGTTTTATTCTAACATGTAATCTTGCAAATAAGATTATCGGACCACTGCATTCACGTTGCCAGGGTTTCCACATTAACAAGATTGATGCAACTGAGTTTACTGCAAGAGTAGCAGAAGTATTAATCACAGAAGAAGTTGAGTTTGATATCGATACGCTTGACAATTATGTAAAAGCGACCTATCCAGATTTACGTAAGTGTTTAAACCTTGTGCAAATGAACAGCACCACAGGTACACTTGTCCAACCGCACGGTGATGAAAGCGGCGCAGGTGATGATTGGAAGGTGGCAGTCATTGACTTAATGAAGAAACAACAGTACACAAAGGCGCGCGAAGTTATTTGTGCAAGTATCAGACCAGAAGAGATCGAAAGTGTTTACCGTTGGATGTATGATTCAATTGGCTTATGGGGCGATACAGAAGAAGAACAAGATGCAGCTATCTTAACAATTCGTACAGGGTTAGTAAACCATGCGTTAGTTGCTGATCCAGAAATTAACTTGTCGGCAACGTTAATAGAGTTGGTGCAAGGTGCTAAATGAGAGAAGAACACGAAAAAATAATTAAGGATCTGCAACGAATTGTTAAGGAAGAGTGGACTGAGGACGATAGAGATTGGTTCTTTAAGACAGGATGGGATGATAGGGCTTTGTCGCAATACCATCATACACTTGGTAGGGAAATTCGCAATAATTATAACTTATGGGAAATCTCATGGGAACCTAAATTTATCGACGGCGTGGACTATTCCCCGGAACACCCAGATAATGTAAGCTCGGAGATTATTAAAGAGTTATGGACACGGGGATTAAATTTTAAGGAGACATAATGAGATATTTTATAGTAACGTATCACCAGACACCACTTGGGAAATACAACGAAACAATTAAAGTTGATAATAAAATTAGAAACAAGTATTTAAATACTGCATCTGTTATTATTGATTACAAGGATCGCAAAATTATTAAGTCACGCTTCCAAGGTGAGCTTGGCGATGAAGTGGATAGCAAAGACTTTGCCACTATCAATAACTTTTACAAGACACATTACACACAGGTTATTAGCCAGTTAGAAGCGAAGTACGAGGTATTAACAGCAGCAACAGAAATGGCAAGCACCATTATTAATGATGATGTACCTGCTGAAATTGTTGAAGGTGTTGAAGCTGAGTTAAAAGCAGAAGTAGCTGCGGCAGTAGAAGCCAAGACTGAAGATGGATCTGACTAGCGGTCTATTAATGACATTGGCAGCATTCTGCCTTGTCACGTTAAGAGTACTTCAACAGCAGAACGTCATACATAGACTTTTTGTTTGGGGTGCTGTAACGAGTTATGCTATTGCATTTGCAGACATAGCATTAATTTTGTATGTTGTTAAGATAGGATGGGCTTCCGCACTGTGGATTGGCACAGGTGGAGCACTTGGGTTTATATGTGCTTTACTATTACATAAGAAGTTCTTCGTAAAAAAGGTGAAAAATGAACAAACGAATTCTAGTTGATGCTGATGGCGTTTTGTTGAATTGGGAATTTGCTTTCCATGTATGGCTAGATCATCACGGCCATGATCCTGTTGTAATGGATCAAGGATTGTTTTATAAAGTTGCTGATCAGTATGGTCTTGAGGATAAGAAAGTAATACGGCTTGTTAAAAACTTTAATGAGTCTGCCTCAATAGGTTTCCTACCGCCCTTGCGTGATGCAATGCAGTATGTTAGAATGTTGCATGAAGACCACGGATATGTATTCCACGTTATTACAAGTGTTAGCGAAGATGAGAATGTCGCTAGACTACGTATAATGAATCTAAACAAACTGTTCGGTGAGAGCACATTTGAACACATCGAATGTCTGCCGATTGGCGCTCCTAAAAAGAAGTATCTGATTGATTTTGTTAACTCTGGTGACTACTGGATTGAAGACAATATTCAAAACGCAGAAGACGGCCTGACATTTGGCCTTAAGCCAATACTCATGGAGCACGGGTTTAACATGAATTATAAAAACCCAGACATTCCTTTAGTTAAAAACTGGAAAGAAATCTATAAGATTCTTACGTAACGTCGTTATACATTCCTAACACAGATTCAATAATTCTGTGGCGTTGGATATCCTTCTTAGTTAGTTCACATTGTGAAATACCATCAACTGATTCTTCTAGTCGATTACATAAGTCAATAAGACCGTTGTCTTTCTTGCGCTTATCCGTTTGTTCGATATCGCCTGTAATTATAATCTTGCTCCCTTCGCCAATGCGGGTTAGTAGCATCTTCATTTGGCCTGGAGTTGCATTTTGCATCTCGTCGCCAATAATCCACGAGTCTTTAAACGTACGACCACGCATAAACGCTAGGGGTGCTATCTCGACTATTTGGTTTTCTAGCATTCTCGTTATTTCGAGTGGTGTATAATATTCTCTCATTACATCAAGTAATGGACGCGTCCATGGTGCCATCTTCTCCTCTAGGGTGCCTGGCAAGAATCCATGTTTTTCGTCTTCTACTCCCACTGCTGGTCTGGTTAAAACTATGCGTTCGCATAGCCCGTTTCGCAAGTTCTTTATAGCGGCTTGCATCGCTAGGTAAGTTTTGCCAGTTCCGGCTGGACCGTATGCAATGACTATATCTTGCTGGTCGTCCAATAAACTAAAAATGTACTTCTCTTGATTTACTGATTTAGGTATTAATTTTATATCTCTTGTTTTTGCTTTTACTTTCAATGCGTCATTAAAACTAACTACACTGCCTTTCTTTTTAAGTTTTGCTTTTTGTTTCTTTGTCAAATCGAAAATCTCCTCTTTGCAATAATATTTACTTCAACAACCAGGCACGAGTATATGTACATATTCTGGATTATTTTAAGATAAATAACACGGTTGATTTACAACTAGTCAATTACTCCCATCCTATTAGATAGTCATAAATAACACTATGAATGATGAACTCTTTTCAAAAGATACCGATTACTGGGCAATAGCCGACACTATCAAAGACATTTACATGAGTGATGGTAGCTTAACTACCTTACTAGACTTTGAAGGTGTGCTTGACGAAATTGACTTGTATGCATTTAAAAACTGGATACTAGGTGAATTGGTCGAAGGCCCAGAAGTTACTCGATATACCGTAGCGTGTACATTTATGTGGCCCGGGCACTTAATGCCAGACCCAAAGGGTGCTAGACGGTTACTTCCATTTGATTGTAAGATTAAATTTAAGAAAACCACAATGAAAATACCACGTAAAGTTGAAGATAAAGACGACTTTAGGTCCGGTACAAAGAAACCTATCTTAGACGATATGCCAATTTGGTTAGTTGAGATTACAATGCCAAAGGATCTTATCGCAGATATACGTAGTGGTAGTATTGAGCTTGAAGGACAAGAAATTGATCTTGAAGACTTGGATCTTGGTTATGAGGAAGATCTCGATCAGGATGCTAATATTGACAACGACGAAGAAGAGTTTGCCGATGAAGCAGCAGAACAACAGGACTTAGAAGATGAAGAAAACCCATTCGCTTAACGAAGGCCTAGAATACAAAGATATGGTAGACATGATTAAGCCTACTGTATATGTTGACGAGTTTAAAAGCAAAGTTGGTGACGATGATGCTTATGTTGTATTGAGCTTTTACGTACATAATATTGTTGTAGCAGAAGACTTAGTTAAGTGGTTTGAAACCGGCTACACATGGGTAATTGATGCTGATCGTTCACCTGGCGAGATTGAACCAAACAGGTATTTGGTATTTGTTGAAATTCAACGTAGGACTCAATTAATTGCACAAATGAAAGAGATGCTAGAAGATTTTAATACACTAACTGATTTAGAAATAACAGATTGGACTGTCACATACGATGGTAATGAATTTGGATTTGATGAAGAAGTACTAGCAAGAGAGTTAATTCTAAGCCCGCAATCATATCGCGAAACTCACGAGATGGAATTAAATGAAATGCGTTTAGCATCTGGCTTACCACATAAGAATATTTACAGAAGTACTGATGATGAAATGAATGCGTTTCGTACGTTAGCACACTTACCAGTTAAAAAATAATTATCTAACCCATTCAACATATTGCCTAGGCAAGACACCTTTAATATTAGTATCGACGTGTTCTTCTTGTTGCGTGAATCCGTACTGATCGGCAAACTCTTGTAATCTAGATAAGGTCCAATTATACAGGTATTTTTCAGGACTATCATCTTCGAGTCTAAATCTCCAAAATACTTTACATGATGGTTTTAGCATACCGTTTATTTTTTCAATTTGCCTAATCATATCATCATCAGTGCCGAATTGAATAGACCCTAAGCATAACGCAACATCAAACTTTTCAGTTGTTTCAAAATTTTCAAGTGTTGATATAATATACGGAGCGATGCTATCATCACTGCAAGGCGTAGGATCAAATGCAACTAAGTGTTTAATCTTACCGTGAAACATGTTAGTTCCACAACCGACATCCACAACCGAGTCTGTGTCTGGATTTATTTTATCTAGTATAGCATAATGGCTATACTCGTATGTCCATTCGGGAGACCAAATTTTTAGTCTCCATGTGTTATCACCAGTCCAGCCTTTAGTTGTCATGTCTTATCCATTCTGCGTATAGACGCATGTGTTGTCCGTTACTGTCAAAAGCACAGTTTATTTGTTTAAAGTTGTATTTGATCGCGTACATATTTAGTTCTTCAAAAGTCCATGGATAGAAATCTATGTCGTTGCATAACTCGTTATTGTGATCGTGTTGTCCTGGATTAAGTCGCCAAAAGACCCTGGCACTAGGTAATAATAAATCATTGACTTTTTTAATTTGGTTTGCTATAATGTGTTCATCGCCGAAGTTGATGGAACCAAGACATAATGCTACGTTGAACTTTGTATTGGGTGTAAAGTTTTCAATTGTAGTAACAACATCAGCACCAACATCCGTGGGATCTATACCAATTAAGTTTTTGATTTTACCCTTAAACGGATTTGATCCACACCCAACGTCAATGACGTTATCCGAGTCGGATAATTTGTCAAGGATGGTGTAGCCACTGTAAATATACTTACTTGTGCTAGAACACCACGTGTTGGCGAAGTACTTATTTAGGAATTTCTGATTATGCATGATGATGATAAATTAACCGTTTTTATTAAGTGGACGTCTGCCACTATTATACTTATCGCTATGGTCTTCCATGTGTTAGGAATCACACCATACAACAGTTATCTTCAATTGCTAGGTGCAAGTGGTTGGGTCTATGTTGCATATAGATGGAATGAGAAAGCAATGATGCTGAACTTCCTGCCACAGTTTTTTATTATCATACCAGGATTAATTTATCTATGGCTAAAATGATAGCGTTTGGAGATAGCTTTACATGGGGGTCGGATATGTCCGATACCATGCGCGATTTTGAATGGAACAAATTGTCAAAAGAAGAACGCAGGCAAAAACCATTTGACACGTTGTATTCGCGTTTCACTTGGCAAGCACTATTAGCAAACAAACTAGAATTGAACTATGTATGTTTAGCTGAACAAGGATGCAGTAATCAATCGATTGTTAGACGTTTCTTTGAAAACGTTCAACGAATACAACCGGGTGATCTAGTTAGTATTAATTTTACATGGCGCGACCGTTATGATTTTTACAATGATGAAGAACAGCAATGGCATACAGTTCGCCCTTCTGGTACAGAAGACTCAGACTACCACGAGCTATATTATAAGCACTTACACAATTCTACTTGGGATCAGATTGAATCGTTAAAAGCTATTAACTTAGTACTAGATTACCTTAAACTAAATGACATAGATTATATTGCAACGTGTATTGATGATATGATTTATTTTGATCCACACTACAAAACGCCGCTAATGCAAACCTTGCAAAACGTACACGGAAATGATATTAAATGGTTTGAGAGTAGAGGATTTTACCAGTGGAGTAAGGATTACAAATATCCTATTAGCCCAATGTGGCACCCACTAGAAAAAGCACACGAAGCAGCACTAGATTATATACTAATGCACTGGACTGAAATGAATCACAGAGTGTACGGGAAATTTGTATAGTGATATTACCTAAGAAAATATTCTTTACAGGTGCACCTGGCTCTAAGTGGAGCGGGATCGCACAGGTGTTAGAAGAACATCCGCAATTTAATACAACAGATAGAACCCCCGAACGTACATACACACATCATTCGTATTCAGGACACACAGGAGCATACTTCGGTACTGGGATGGAGTTTGAAGCAGACCCCTATCTAGTTCCACAAGCGTACAAAGATCCTGCCGCAGGGACAATGATTGCTAAGAGTCACGAGTGGTTGTTCGGCATCCCGGGTTATCTAGAAGCTCACTCTGTTAAGCACAATGCATGGACAATGCTAGTGTATAGGCCGAATGACCTTTGCATGGAATGGTGGCAAGCGGCTGGCGGCTTTGGCATTACATATCCTGATTATAAACATTATATCGATAATTCTAGGATGACATATTGCATACGTGAGCAGAACGAAGCGATGTTACGTTTTGCATTTTATAAAAACCTTAAGTGGGACTACTTTACATCGAAGTGGATAGATGAGAACTTTGGTATTAAAGGAGCAATTTTACCAAGATCAAATTTAGACACGCTAGTAACAATATATAGACCATGACATACTTATTAGCTTTATTAGCAGGAACATTTTACGGATTGTTTATAGGACTTGTGCCAGCAGCAGGCGCGACTACAGGATTAGTTGCACTATTTCCTTTTATAATTATGTTACAAAGTGTTGACCCTTATCTTTCAGTTGTATTCATAATGGCAGTAGTCGCGTCGAGTACAACAGGTGATACATTCGCAGCTATTTTACTAGGGATACCTGGCTCGAACAGTTCAGCAGCAACAATGGTAGACGGCTTTCCACTTGCACAACAAGGCAAGGCAAGTTATGCACTATCAGCAGCCATTACAACATCAACTATCAACGGACTATTGTTCGGCGCGTTAACATTCTTGTTATTACCTTATTACAAAGACTTCTTATTACTACCTGCTAGTCAGGGCGGCATTGGACAGTCTGAACTTTTTGCATTTTGTATACTTGCATTTATAACAGTTAGCTTCGTGTCTAATAAGTTTTGGTTACGTTCATTAATTGCACTTGGGGTTGGTATATTTTTAAGCCTAATAGGAACAGATCCGATTACGGCAGCGCCACGTTTTACAATGGGCTGGGAATTCTTAGAAGGCGATGGTGGTCAAGGTATTCCGTTAATTCCACTTATGGCAGGTATATTTGCAATGCCTGAAATGATAATTGCGTTACAAAAAGAATCGATATTCTCCAAGCATCATAAAGTAGACGATTGGCAACAAGTCAAAGATGGATTTACAATATCTTTTAAAGAATGGAAACTATCGTTAAAGGGTGGTGCGATTGGTTCTGTTGTTGGATTTTTACCAGGCATAGGCGGCACAGTAAGTGACTGGTTAGCATACGGACAAACCGTTGCAACGAACCCAAAAGAGGAATTCGGCAATGGCAATATTAAAGGTGTCATTGGGCCAGAAGGTAGCAACAACGCACAGAAAGCAACAAGTATGATCCCAACAGTATTATTTGGAATACCTGGCGCACCGTTTGCCGCTGTTATAATAGGATTGTTTACTGCTATCGGTTTTGACCTGTCATTAGACAGTGAAAATGTTCTTAAAGATCCGCTCTTCTTTAATGCTATGAGTTTAGGCTTTTTGGCAGCAACTTTACTAACAGGAATCATTTGCCTGTTCACAATTAAATATATTTCCCGCATAGTCTATGTGCCATATAAATATTACTTTCCCATAATACTATCTTTAATAGTATGGGCAACATACACATCAGGCTTTGGAACTTACGGTATAGAAAATGTCGTGCTACTAATTGTATTTACAATAGTAGGCTACATGGCGAAGGTATACGAATTTAGTAGGCCCGCATTGATGATCGGGTTTATATTAGGATACAAAATTGAAGAGTTAACGATACAAACTTTTCAATTATTTAATATAGCTGGATATCCCTTACTTAGGCTTAAAGAGATATTCGGGTATCACGTTGGTGAAGGTCAACTAGCTATTGCGTCATTACCGAGCAATGACTTACTTAACCACCCAACATTTATTGGCATTGCACTTGTTATTGTTGTAGTCTCTATATGGGGCTGGAAGAACAAGGGCATTGTTGATTACTCGTAGTAACCCGGCAAGTTAGCTAAAGGACTTGATCGTAACACCAGGAAAATTAGAATTAGAATGAAAATTAAAACTATAATAGCAGTAATGTTATTAGCAATTACCACATCAGCATTTGCAGATGTTACTTTAATGGTACCACAGAAACCAGGTAAAGGTACAAGTCAATGGGCAGGCATCATTGCAACGGAACTAGCCAAGACACCAGCACTTAAGGATGAGAATGTTATTATTTCTTACAATCCTGGCGCACGTGATCAAGCAGGTTTCAACAAGTTCCATAAAACAAGTCGTTTTGATAACAACACAATTATGGTATCACATGGCGGCAACGGTATTTCGTACGTACAAGAAAAAGTAAAGTACGACTACAAAGAATACGATTCAATTTGCCATCAAAACTTAAACATCATTGTCGCAAAGCGCACAGGCGTTAACGAAGATAACGGATTTAGTTTCTCAGCTGGTAGTGGTATGGTACCGGAAGGATTATCTATTGCTATGATGATTGGTGGTCCAGGTAAAACTGTTGATGAGTACATTGCAATCTTTAAAGACAAAGTTACATGGGTAAACGGTAAAGGCAGACGTTTAGCATTTGCTAAAGGTGAGCTACTTGGCACACGTGAAAATCCAGCAGCATATAAGTCTAAGGTAGTTCCATTCATTGACGTGAATTCAGCTGAAACTTGGTTCCATCATGGTGTACTTAATATTGCAACAGGTAAAACTGAAGACGATATTAACTATCCTGGTAAATTGTTCAGAGATGTATTTAAAGCGAAGCACGGTGTATATCCGAGTGGTGAGTTATACGATGCGTACCTACTTATTAAAACATGGCGCGATAGTATTCAGAAAGCGTTATGGGTTAACAAAGGCAATCCTAATACTGAAAAGTTCCGTACAGCATGTGAGCAAATGTCAAAGAATCCAGAATCAATTGCTATCTTAGAAAAGAAGATTGGCAAGTACGATTGGGTAATTGGACAGAATGGTAACAAGACAGTTGATATCTTACATGGACTTATTACAGAGCCAGCACTTAAAGCTCTTGTTAAGTTCAACACAGAAGCACTTGGCTTACGTTCAGTTTACAAACCAGAACTAGTTAAATAAGAACTAAAAATATGCAAGCGGTCGCAAGGCCGCTTAAATATTAGTATGAGTGATCCGTATAAGGTTCTTGGTTTAGAATCAAACGCCACAACAGAAGAAGTTAAAAAAGCATACAAACGTCTTGCTATGAAGCTTCATCCTGACCGCAATGGTGGCAGGGACGAAAAGTTTAAAGAACTTCAAACAGCATACGACCAAGTTAAAGACGGACCACCAGACTTCACAGCAGCAAGTTTCAATTTTAAAACACCCGGCGACATCAATGATTTCTTGCGAGAAGCAAGATTCCGCCATCAGATGCAAGTTAGTCTATCAATGCTAATATCACTTAAAGATGCAGTTCTCGGTGGCGACCATCTAATGCAAATTCCAGTACATGGCAAAAATGAGAATGTTGAAATAACTATTCCGCCTGGTATACGTAATGGCGAAGCAATCAGATATCCAAAGTTAGCAAACAATATTGATGTTGTTATTAAATTTAGAATTCAACCTGATACTATATGGGAAGTACAAAATCTTGATTTAATTAAGGGTGAGGACATAAGCATCTGGGACTTAATTACTGGAACAGAATTAGATGTTAGGACAATAGACGGCAGCACAATAAGATTGAAGGTCCCACCGAGAACAAATCCTGGCACTCATATGCGCGTAAAGGGCAATGGAATACAATCAAGATCAAACCATTTAGTAAAAGGTGACCTGTTAGTCCGCTTGGTTGGGAAGATTCCAGACGATATTTCCGAGTCACTTTTAGCACTGATTCGGAAGGATAAGGACTAAATATTTTATATGCTAAAAATAAAAGATAAACCACAGAAGAAACCAGCCAAGGATGTAACATATAGTGCTCCTACTACAAATCAAAAACAAGGGATTGAGATGCTAATTGCACTTAACCTAACTCCTAGGTCAGCATTGACTGGTCCGGACGTTGGGCTTGATGCCAAAATACTTGTAACCAAAATAAAACCGCATTTTTTCTTCAATCCATCTATAAAAGACTTGCAAAAAGATCAAGAAGACAGTACAATACATATAAGTTATACAAATTATTTAGGTAATGAGAAGCAGATTACAATCTCAGACGAGGATGGCGAGATAGGAAAAGCCATTGATCGTCTGCATAACGGCATCAAACGTGCCAAACGAAAGAAAAAGGTATAATATGCAAATTAATCCAGAAATCGAACAAATCACAGACTATGCAATTGCCCTAGCAAAAAAACGAGGACACGAATACGTATTACTCGAACACTTGCTTGTCGCACTTCTAAGCTATGAACCATTCTACTTTTGCGCTAAAGGTTACGGCGTTAAAATAGATGATTTAATTGGAGACATTGAAGAATATCTAGATGGATTATTGCCAACAACTCAGGGCCAGCCAACTGAAGAAGCACCAAAAAGAACAAATAGTCTAGAGCGCGTATTTAACCGTGCTGTGACACAAGTGTTATTCAGCGGCAGACGTTATGTTACAACAATTGATTTATTTCTAAGTATCTCAAGCGAAACTAACAGCCATGCACACTACTTTATTTTAAAGTACGGCATTGACGACAAAGAAAACTTTGCTGAATACTGGAACGAACATTATAACAATGCAACAGGCGGCTTGTCAGATGTACAGTCTGCAGAGTTGCTTGAAGAACATTGCACTAACTTATCAGCTAGAGCCGAGAAGGGCGAGTTAGAACCGCTTATTGGTCGTACTGAAGAAGTCAGAGACGCAATTGAAATCCTTGCTAAGAAATTTAAGTCTAATGTGCTAATGATAGGCGATCCGGGCGTAGGTAAAACTGCAATCGTTGAAGGCCTAGCACAACAAATTATTGCCAAGACAGTTCCTGCGTTCTTACATGATCACACTGTATGGGAACTCAATATTAGCGATATGCTAGCCGGTAGTAAGTACAGGGGCGACTTTGAAGATAAATTTAAGAAAGTTATTAATGCACTTGAAGCATCTGGTAACGGCATTTTGTTTATTGACGAAGCGCACACAATGAAAGGTGCTGGTGCAGGAGGAGGTTCTAACTTAGACTTTGCAAACATGTTAAAACCAGTAATCACACGCGGCAAGATTAAGGTTGTTGCGAACACTACATGGGACGAATACTACGAGTCCTTTGAAAAAGATAAAGCATTAATGCGTAGGTTCTACAACTTAACAATTGATGAACCAGATCACGAAACTACGATCAAGATACTAACAGGTGTTGCCGATCGATTAAGTGAATTCCACAAGGTGCGAATTAATAAAGAAGCCATCGAGGCATCGGTTGATTTAAGCAGTCGTTACATACACAATAGAAAGAACCCTGATAAATCAATTGACATTCTCGATGCCGCATGTGCTAAGGAACGCGCAAATGATACCCAGGCCGCAATTATAACGGAAGATAAAGTTATTGTTCAAGTTAGTAAAATAACAGGTGTTCCAGTTGAGCGTCTAAGTAACGAAAAGAGTGCATCACTCATCTCGCTTAGGCATAACATAGATGACAAGCTGTACGGTCAGGAACAAGCCGTCGATGAAGTACTAGATAAGATCTATGTTAACTTTAGTGGACTTTCAGAAGAGAACAAACCGGTCGCAAGTTTCTTATTCCTTGGCCCAACAGGCACAGGCAAAACAGAACTTGCTAAGTTAATTAGTGATAATTTGGATATGGAACTGCTACGTTACGACATGTCAGAATACATGGAGAAGCACACAGTGGCATCATTAATTGGTGCTCCACCAGGCTATGTTGGATTTGAAGATGCAGGCGGTGGTGGTAAGTTAATTTCAGATGTTAGCAAACACCCATTCTCTGTACTACTATTTGACGAAGTAGAAAAGGCACACCCGGACGTTATGAACGTAATGTTACAGGTACTAGACGAAGGCAAGATTACTAGTCGTAGTGGTAAGGAAGTTAGTCTACGTAACTGTATTATTATACTAACATCCAACCTTGGTGCCGCTGAGAATGAAAAGAACCGTATCGGCTTTACAGATATGGAACGCACAGGTGAAGAAGATAAAGCAGTTAAAGAGTTCTTCCGCCCAGAGTTCCGTAACAGACTTGATGGTATTGCTAAATTTAAGAAACTTGAAGATATGGATATCAAGAAGATTGTTATTAAGTTTATCAAAGAACTTAAAGACAACCTTAAATCTAAGAAGATCGATTTGCACGTTAATGAGACTGTAATTACACACATCGCATCAGTTGGTTATGATGCAGCTCTTGGTGCTAGACCTATTAAGCGTGAAATTTCTGAATTGCTTAAGAAACCACTTAGCAAGCGCATCTTGTTTGAAGGTTTAAGTCATTGTTCCATAGTAGCAGACTTAAAAGATGATGAGATTATATTCCTTAATAAGCAAGGTATCCAGCCAGCAGCATTGCCTAAGCCATTAGCTGGCACTCCAGAGCCTGGCGGCACAGACGATGATGGGTATATTATTTTAGATCAATTTAAACCTGACAAGTAATGAAAGCAAAGATTTACAAATGCGATGTCGTATCAGGCAATGGCAGAGGTAGAATCTACCCCAGAGACGAACTAGTTAAAGCAGTTGAAGAATTCAACAAAGGTCTTGGTATTGTTACGTTTGATGAATACCCGGTGCCTAAGTCGTCTACTATGGATCGCATTGCAGCTAAAGCGATCCTTTCTATAGAGGGTGACTATGTTGTAGCTCATGTAGAAATGCTTCCAACGCCAATGGGTAAGATTGCATCTCAATTAATTGAAGAAACTGATCTTCAGCTGGTGCCGATATCCAGTGGTAAGGATAGCGGAGACGGTATCATATATGATCTAACTATAGATGGGTTGGTCTTTCCTAATAATCCAGTCAAAACACGTACAGAGCTACAAATGATAAAAGACTGGTTAGAAGATCAAGAACCATTGTTTGAAATAACAGATAAATACTGATATGAAAACATCATCGTACAATTTAATCCCATCAACAACGTTTGCCACAGCCAACGGAAACTATGATCCGCTTGTTGATAGCGGAGACTTTAGTGGCCCACCACAAAAAGCCGCAGCATATTATTCTAAGGATAAGAGCGTTCAAACATTGTCCTGGTATTTAACCGGCGTAATAGCTATTATTACTATTGAAGCTACACTAGATGCAGATAACACCACACCCAATTATTTTCCAATCCAAACAATCGGCGATGGTATTAATCCTTTAACCGAAAATAACTTCGCTAATCTTGAAGGCAACTACACATGGCTTCGAGCCACTGTAACTCAGTTTACAGCAGGAACTATTAACAAAGTATCAGTCGGGTATTAAATGTTTGGCGACGATTTTGATACTAAGTTTGCACAGCTAGTAGAGATGGCCAAGATTGATCCTGAAGCATTTGAAGACTACCGCAAAGACTTATTAGATAAAGAAATTATTCGTATTTCCGAAGGCGATCCTAAGAAAGAAGAAAGACTCAGGGGAGTACAGTGGCGCTTAGAGCAAGACCTATCCAAATATAAAGACCCTGTTGCACGTTATAACGCAATGGTTACAATATTCTACAAACAAGTAGAAGAATTCCAAAAATCATTAGCTATGCAAACGGTACTTGAAGAAGCACACCAAAATGCAAATATCTTAACATTCCCTAAAAAGAAATAAATACAGCTATGAAGACATTAGTTGTATATGGCGGCCGATTCCAACCGCCACACAAAGGCCATAAATCATCCTACGATCACCTAGCTCAAAAGTTTGGTGCTAATAGCGTATTCATGGCATCAGCTGAAAAAGCAACTGGTCCAAGAGATCCATTTTCATGGAACGAAAAGAAACGTATTGCAACGGCAATGGGCATTCCAGCTAATAAGTTCGTTAAAGTTAAGAGTCCGTACGTCGAAAAGTTTATTAAAGATGCAATTCCATTTAGTGATACTGATACTGTTATAATTCTTGCAGTAAGCCAAAAAGATGGTGATCGTTTAGTTGGCGCAAATACAGACGCAGAAGGGTACGCCGTTAAAAAGAACGGAGAACGCGCAGCCATACAGTGGTTACGCAAAGACGCGCAGCCAGTTTCATCAGGCCATATGTATGCGTATGTAACACCAACTATCGAGTTTCCAGTAGCAGGCAAGAAGGTAAAAGGCGCAACTCAAATACGCGACATGTATGCTACAGCAACAGATAAGAATCGTGGCAAAATCCTTGCAGACCTTTATGGTGATGTACCACAAGGACTACGCAACTTGTTTGATAAGAAACTAGGCGTAGTACAAACAGAAGATCTAATACGCGAATTTGTAGAGTTTATTACGAAATTTTAAACTACGTACATAATTGTATTAAATACAGTTATGAACATAAATTTAGCACCCATTGACTACCTTAAAGAACAACACGTACACACCTGCATATTCTCCCAACCCGGTATATCCACTCACACATTTCAAAGTTATGTTATGTGGAGCGAAACAGCAACACAAATTGGCATTGGACATACAGCTGAAGCCGCTGTACTCGTTCCAGGCTTAAAAAATACTCTAGTATCAACGTTCTTAAACTTCCCTAAACTAACACATTTGTTATTCATTGACGCAGATGTTAGATTTGAACCATGGCAAGTATTAGCGTTACTTTCAGCTAAGAAACATATAATTGGTCCAGTCAATCAATACTGTACCACTAAAATGCTAGACGAAGTTGACACTAGAGAAGTTGATAACGTTGATGGCGGATTTATGATGATAAGCCGCGAAGCATTTGAACACCTAAAAGACCACCCACGTGTATCTGCATTTAGCGATGATTCCTTACTAAGATCATATTTCGAAACCACAGTACGCAAAAATATAGAGCAGGATGAGTCCTGGGAATTTTGCAACCGCTGGCGTGATATCGGCGGGCACGTATGGTCACACAAGTCCGTAAACATCACACGCTCGTAGATCTTCATAAATACTGATATGAATTTAGAAGAACTCGACAACTTCCAACTAACGAAGGCCATAAACTTTAATACTGATTTGAATCCACAAATCTTTATGAATGACAAGATGCGCCCGCTGGTACGTAATAAACTAATAGAGATTGCGGATCATTTCCGCGAGTTCTTAGGCGTACAGAACATCGCATTAGTTGATATCGAAGTAAGTGGATCTAATGCAGCATATAGTTATACACCACACTCAGATGTTGACTTACACCTTATAGTAGACTTTACAAAACTTCCAAATAACGAAGTTTATAAAGAAATGTTTGATGCTAAGAAGTATCAATACAATCACAACCACGATATTAAAATTAAAGGATATGAAGTTGAGCTGTACGTACAAGATGCAGCAGAACCACATCATTCCTTAGGTAGCTACAGTGTTATGAAGGATGAGTGGAATAAGATTCCATCTAAGCAACGTGCAAACCTTAACGATACTGCAACCTTATTAAAATACGACAAACTAAAGAACCTTGCTATTCGTGCATTGGCCTCCGACGATTCAGAATATTTAAACAGTGTTTTAGATCTAGTTAAGAAGTACAGATCCGCTGGACTAGACGAGTTTGGAGAGTTTGGACCTGAGAACTTAGCATTTAAAATGCTACGCACAGATGGTTACTTTGCAAAACTTTGGGCTAAGAGGCGCGGGCACGAAGACAGTAAGTTAAGTCTTGAGCAAAAGAAAGACGAACCCGATACATTAGCACAAGAGCTACGTGCAGAGCTTGAAACAGGTACAACAACACAAGCAACAGAAGGAATGGTCAAACGTTTAATGGCAGCGAGAGAAAGCCTGTTTGATGATTTTGATTATGACTATATCTACGAAGCAGCATCAAATCTTACTAAGTTCGCTACAGATACCGGCCCTAACGAAATCAGTCAATTTTATAAAATAGCACCAAAAGCACAGATTGATTTACTTACACGTTTAATAGCAGCAGACAGAACTAAAGAAGCGAAACGATTAGTACATAAAGTTGTAGGCACACAGATTAATGAACAAGGCCGCATTGTTCAAGGTGTTAACACAACATGCGATGTTGGAGTTAACCAAACTAAAATAGAAGCAGCAAAATTAGGGCACACGGTAACAGTAGGTGGTGTACCGCCAATACTAAAAACAAACGGCAAAACTAAAACAGTTAATAATATATTCGAAGGGCTTGTTAACGAGCTTAACATGTCACCGGGCGGATTGCAGAAGCATGTAAACAGTATTATACAATCAGTTGATCCAATGATTGGACTTGAGTTTGAAGTTATAATTCAGCGAGACACAGAAGCAAATCCGGACATTACTAAACACACATCATTTGACGACATACGCGAATTCTTTACATACGACACAGACAACGACGAAGCGTTTGAAACTATGATGGCAGCGCATCAAGAATGGATAGACGAACGGGCATCAGCTTGGCAGACAAGTGAAGTAGACGATGCTCTTAATAATCCAACTGTTGAAGACACTAAGAAAGTAGAAATAATGACAGACCTGTATGTTAACTCAAGTGATGCAGACGATGCTATTATTAGAATTAAAAACGATCTTGCTGATAAAGCAGGTGAGAAAGTAGACGAAGACGATCTTGAGATAACAGAAGAGATTGCCAATGAAGTGTTACGTGTGGCACACGATGCATATAAAACAGACGGCGATGCTGAACAGTGGCCTGTGCAGGAAGCCACCGACCCGTACTTACTTTTATACTATGAAGTTTTCGTTGCTGACAATGTGGAAGCTATAGAAGCATTAAATGAATTTTATCAGCAAGAATTCTATGAGACAGAAATAGCAGTCAATGATTATGATTATTCTGTTGGTACGTGGTTACGCCAGGTACATTTAAACAGCATGGGCGATGTATATAACGAATGGTCCGGTGATTTAACTTGGCCCGGTGGTCCATTGTACCAAGAAGATTTTGACGAAGAACTTGCACATCAAGTTGCAAGCGACTTAGAAGACATATCCGGTGAAAGTGTTTCGGTAGATGGCGGCGACAGTTACGGTGATACTGATACAAGTACAACGTGGTCAGTTACAAGCGATGCGTCCATTAAGCCGAATAACGATGGTGATAGTGGTTTGGAAATAGTCACATCAAAAATGAATTATGTAGATGGTATTGAGAATGTTGAAGCAGTTATTGAATATCTAAAGGGCAAGGGCGCGTATGCAAACGAATCAACAGGTTTACATATTAACGTAAGCCTTGCTAAAGTGGATCAATCTAAATTGGATTATGCGAAGTTAGTTATTATGCTAGGTGACGCACATATATTAAAACATTTTGGGCGCGAGTTTAACGAATATGCAGTACACTCACTCACACAACTAAGTGATATGATGGATGCACGACAAGGTTTCGAAAGAGATAAACCAGGCAAGGAAAAATCACTTGCAATGCTAATGTCTAAAATGAAAGGTGATCTGAGTCATGCAGTTAGTAATTCCTTTAACAATATTAGCTTTGGTAAATTTGCGTCAGTGGGTGTTAGGGATGGCTGGATCGAGTTTAGATCCGCAGGCGGCGAAGACTACTTCCACGATATTGAAGCTATCTTTGCAGCTATAAACCGCTTTATTGTTGCGTATGCAGTAGCAGCAGATCCAGCAGCGTACAAGAAAGAATACGCTAAGAAGTTATATAAGTTAGCATCCAATGTAGGACAGGGCGAAGCAGACAAACCAGCGTTTACTTTATTTGCAGCATTTAACGCAGGTATGATTACCAAGGAAGAATTAATTAATCAGCTAAAGAGTAGACGTGCTAAACAAGCCGCTCCAGCAGTTGACGACGGCACTCCGGCTATACCAAAGTCACATCGTGACGCAATACAAATGATTGCTGATAGGCACAGTGTAGAAGATATGGATGCAAACATGCGCTGGTTGGAAGGAATGGAAGTTGAGCGTGACATACACGGCAATGAGGCATCTGCCGCTGAAGAAGTATTTAAAAACTTAATGAAAAATATAGGACACTACCCACAATGAAGGCAAATGATTTTATAACAGAAGCCAGTATGTTTAGTAAAGTTAATGCTATTGCTGACGCTCTAAACAAAGAGATTAGTCGCACAGTTTTAGAAAAAATGACTGGCAAGCGTAGAACAATGTTAGCACTCAAAGATCAAAAAGTTAACCTTGCACTAATACACGTTAAAGATCCTGGCATGCGCGTTTGGACACGTGGTGATGGCGTTCGATATAAAGATCCTGGTTATTTTTATGTTAACGATAGTGATCTTAGACGCTTGGGACGAAAATATTCAACAATTAAAACATTATTCCCAACTGTTGAATCTGTAATAGAACACGTTTGGGAAGTACTTAAAAGTAAACCACGTTCGAAAGACCTCGGCACAGTTTCCGGGGAGTTTGGGTCAGACAAGTACGAACCAGCGTTACGTGCAGGCGGCTTGCTTTGGGTGAAGCGTAACAATCGCTATATTGATTATGGTAGCATGAGTAGGATAAGCGACACATCAGTTTGGCATAATAAGCCACCAGTACCAGCTGAAGATGATGTTGACAAAGGCGATCCAACTAACGAAGATATACAAAATGCATTCCATAAAGACACAACAGAAATGCCATTTTACGATAACATGATGCAAAATCCAGAATACTTTGAAAGAGCAAAAGGCCTAGTATCAGAGTTAGTTAACATGTCTCCAAGCGAATATTTAAATCGAGTTGCAGACGGGTTTGGTAAAACTGTTGAGCAAGTTACAAAACAGCGTGATGCGGAGTTAGTTGAGAAATATACACAAAAGATGATAGACGGAGAGCAGTTTCCGATCCTTACATTAGATTATTCACGTGGTCCACGAGTGTCGCAGGAAGGCGTACATCGTTCAATGGCAGCTATTAAAGCTGGCGTAAACGAAGTCCCAGTATTAATAGTAACGAGCACAGACGAATGAAGTTAGTTGAGGCGCGCGGCAACAGTCTTATACTAGTAGACTTCCAGCCTGCGTATAGTCCTGATCATCAAGGCGCAGATTCAGACGGATTTGGCTACAATGAAGCAATGCAACAGGCTATACAATACATAAACAAAAAGAAACCGAATGTTACAGTGTTTTATAATGGGCAAGACGTTGGGATTGAAGACACAAAGAACGAGGTGATGTGGCATTACATCGAACAAGGACTTGACGAAGATTTAACACATCTATTTACGTTTAAAGAAAAGTCGTATGCATGGTTAAGGCAATGGATGGACGAAGGCGTTGACGATAGTATGACTATCAGAGTTATACGTTACCTTGTAACAAATAATTTAAACGACAGTAGAGAAATAGAAGACGAAGCATGGTTAAAGCTAGTAGGCGAAGACTTCGAGTACTACGATAATAGGGAAATGAACATATACTTGCCTGACATCAGCATTGGCGATCTTAAAGCATTAAGTGGTTCGTTAATGGGTGGCGGCGGTAGACATGAATGTTTGCGCGAATTGGAATTATTAATGAACGCATTTAACATTAAATACAAACTGGTTAACGATTGGACATACGGCTAAATAGTACTATGAAAGCAATTGAGTTTATATCAGAAGCCGAACGGTTCCCAGATGTTAGAACATACTCACCTAGTGAACTAGCTAGAAAGCACGGAGTGCCTCTTAAAGAAATTCTTGCTCAGTTACGTATGGGGATTAAAGTTGAACTGGAACACACTAATGATGATGCAATGGCAATAGAAATTGCGCTGGATCACTTACTTGAAAAGCCAGACTATTATACTAGACTAGCTAACGCAAAACTCTAACTACCGCAGAAGAACCTACACCCGTCCGTTGGATTATCGAACTTATAGAATTCCTCAGTCATTTTTAATACCTTAGAAAATGTTGTCTTGCGAATATTATAATCTTCGTTACTGAACTCCGTATCATAATAAAACCTTTTATCTGCTAATAAACAACACGGCGTAAAATATCCCTCAGCACTAATATAATAGTTAAACGCTGGAGATTCTCCCCGACAACTAGGTGTAAAATCAGTGTCTACATTAGACATTACTTTATCTCTAGCTTCAAGTTCTTCCTTGTTAATAAACTTTTCGGATGGCATATACTTTAGGTTGAAGTCATCTGTGTATCTATTAGACAGGTGTGTACTAAACGAATCAAACCCTAGTTTGTATGCTAACGCTTCTGTTGCATCAATATCGTTTTCGTTGTAGTTGAATACAATATATTTCCAACTCATTTTAGCAGGTGAAACGTCAATGGCTGTTATACCATTTAGCGTAGTTTTCCAATCGCCGTTGATCCTGTACTCTGTAAAGTTCTCTGGCGTGCCGTCAATACTGAATATTACTTCGTCATTGCTATCCAACTGTTCTGCTAAACTTGCCCAGAACGCCAAGGACTTGTGGCTGCCGTTTGTAGTTAGCTGTATACATGCTCCGCTTTCTTTAATCCATTTAACTATGTTAATCAAGTCTGGGTGGTACAAAGCATCACCATATGTTCCACACATATTAATCTGCTTACCTGATATATCAACATCAATGAACTGCTTCAAATCATCAAGTGTAACCGAATGATTTTCCCACTTAACGCCTTCATTCTTTAGTTGCGTTCTGTGGCAACCCGGGCATTTAAGTGTACATAGATTGGTTAATTCGAGGTGGAAGAGTGTATCCATACAATTATATATGCAGTAACAAGATGCGAACGTAGAATTCATTTCAAATCATCCCAATCCGAATAAATACTATTATGGAAAAGTTTGTTACAGTCAAGTTTGATGTTAAATGCAAATGGCAGGGATTTTACCCGGAGTATCGCATTTATGTTAACGACGAACTTTTTACAGAGCGCACATTTAAATACCATGATGGTTTTTATATTAATGAAATGCTCCAGATTAAGGCCAAGCCCGGCGTATACCAGATCTATTTTGAACAATTAGCCCCGGCGCCAGGTAAATTTACAATTGGCAGTCCGTATATCGAGCAAGGTGACGCCATTGTACTAGACGATACTAGATTTGAGATATTAGAATGAACTTATCCGAAGTAACAACAAACGGCGCAGCTGACAAGTCTATTACAGGCCTGCATGATGCCAAAGTTGGTGATATTATACAAATTGGGATTCAGGGTATGCCCCAAAAACTTGTTACAAAAATTGCAAGGGTAGTTTCAAGTAATAGGCTACAAGATGAAGAAGGTAATGTGTTTGGCCGTGACGGAATAATATTTAGACGCAAGGGCTATCAACTAGCAGGCTCGACGGGAAAGATTGTTTCTGCTAGACATGTAACACAAAAAGAGCTTGATAATGCACACGATAAGCAGAGAAGAAAGTATCTTAAAGGTTACGACTGGGATAAACTTGACGACGAGCGTTTAACAAAGGTCTTGAATCTATTAAGGGTTGATTTCGGCGATATACAAAAACGGAAACCATACGAATGAGAGCAAATGAATTTATAACAGAAACAACTTCCGCAGGCGGCATTGCTACAGTATCGTCTGCCCTTGCGCCAGCATTTACACGTAATGCATCTGTATACGGTAATACCAAAAAGAAGAGTAAAGCCAAGAAAACCGGTAAATACGCTAACAGCGCAGGCAAGGATTAATATGAACGATTTTAAAATGACAGATATCTTAAAGGGGTTTGATAAAGCAGCAACGCCTGACAAGGATAAGCCTTTAACAGAAGTCACACCAACTAAGAATAAAATCACCGATAATGCAGCAATGAAAAACATTCTCGAAGGTTTAGACTCAGCGCAGAAAAGTGTTAACCAAATGCCAGCGCAACATAAAATGGCAAAGAATACAGCCACAAAGCACCCAGCAAGTAAATTCCTAGTAGGCGGTGAATACGATGATGAGCCAAACGCAGACGAACTAGATCATAGATGGGACCAGGAAAATATGACTGGCGTGGTTACTGCTAAAATTAAAGATGTGATGCAAGATAAGCGTGACAAACGCAGGCAACAAGCAATGGGCCATCAGTCAATGGGTTCCATAGATCTAGACGATCAAAATAAAGATTTAAAGGAAGAACCAGATTCATTAGTTGTTCCGTTTGACGCAGACGCTAGAACAAACAAACTTAAACGCGACAAAGCTAAATTTGAACCAGCAACTACAACGTGCCCAGACTGTAATGGTGACGGCACAGCATACGGCGATACATGCCCAACATGCAAAGGTCATGGTGAGATACACGAAGATACAGTTGCACCTAAGAAACAATCATTAGCAGACATTTTCCGTTCAATGGATGAAGCTGAAGCAGATAAGACTTCACGCTTAGAAAAAGAATTCTACAGTAAATTAAAAGAAAAAGGTTCATTAAACAAAGGTGAAAACGGTAAGTTTGACTTAGCCGAAGAGCCAGTTAAAGAAGGCGGCACAGATACAACAGCAAACTTCGATGGTATGGTTAGCGACATGAAACGTTTAATGGCCCAGGGCAACACAATTCATGTTACTGCTAAAGAATCACATGTAAGCGACCGTTACAAAGGCGAGATTGTTTCGTATTCGATTGAAATAGAATCAAACGATATAGGCTTTGGTGTAACTAACGATATGATAGACGCAGCAGGATTACCAGGTGACGAATTGTCAGATGACGCATTCCAGGAAGACGGTTCGAATACTATTAGCAGCGGTCAAGATGCTAAAATTGATCAATTAGTATCTGCATTAGCAGAAGAGTTATTCCAAGAAGGTGTGCGGCTAGCTAAAGAAGTCTGGGAAGATGAAGGACCTGGCAGGACCAATGCACAGAACGAAAAAGAGTATGTTGAGCAAGCCACGAAAAAATTCCTTGATCCATCATACCAGCGCGAAATTATGGCAAATGTCCGTGAAGAATATAAAGAACTACACCAAGATAGCTTTCCACGCACAGGCAGAAAATAATGAAACTATTTGAACTATTTGAAAAAGCCGACAATATTAAGTCAAAAGATCCTCGAGTTATACAAACACTCCTAAGAGCAAGATCAAAATATCACGGTTCAGCTGATGATGATTTGGGCGCATTGGTTAGTATGATGGGCGATGAACAACAAGTTCAAGACAAAGAACTTAATTCTTTGGATATTTACAATAAGGATCAGGACGTTGAAATTGATGACAACGAAAGAGTAAACAACGATCAAGAATCCGAGTTAAATGATCTTAGAGATCGTATCAACAAATTACAAAATAGGCCCGTTAGAGAAGAGAACGATACAAAGTCATTTGATGACTGGGTAGAACTAGTTATACTAACCGGGTCACAAGACCAAGAGATGTTAATGTCTGTTGTTATGGGCGGTGATGAGGATACAGCACTACACATGTATCTTAAGGACATTGCACACGAACTAGATGCACCAGAACACATGTGGAATAAAATTGCATATCAAGCAGCAAATCGTATACCTATTCCAGACGCAGCCACAAATCAACAGCTACATCAATCAGCATTTGAATCTAAAGCCGTTACCGAAAGCAAGCCAATTGATATTAATATGCAAGAGCTGATAGCACAGATTAAACGCATGGGATTGTTTGCTAGCCATATATCCGATGTAGAAGAAGAATTTAAAGTTAACAACGGTGAGACATTCGTTGCACTAGCAAAGAAGGTTATTAATGCTGTTAATGCAGTACGCAAGTCCCGTGGCAAAGTTACAGAAGATGGCAAACCAGAAACAACAAGTCAAAATCCATTAGTTGTTGTTTGGGATCACGAACAAGGTCCGGGTATGCTTGGACACATGAACTTGTCAACAGCAGCCAGCATAGCTGGGTTTGAAATGACCCCAGGACTAGCAGCAGAATTAGGTAGATTAGGCACCCACCGCCGTATACGAGCAGGTAAAAACTGGCTTGAATACTCAGAACATAATGCAAAGTACTTTTAAGCTAAATATAAGCATCGGAGTTAAGAATGAAATTATTTGAACTATACAGTCAGCGTCCACGACGTAAATCAAAGACCCTTAAGGAGTCAATTAAGTTGTGTAAATCAGCTATAGCACTATTAGAAGCAGGCGAACTTGAATGGGAGCCACAGCCAGAATTCAAAGGTACTGGTAAATCATCAGACTCTGGATACGGAATCAAGGCCGCTAAAGACGCAGCACGTAAACAGTCAGGTGTTAAGTTGAATAAAACATGGCAGCGACTTTTAGCCAAAGCAAAAAGTATGGGTCCGGAAGATAAAAAGAAATTAGTTCCGTATTTAAAGAAGTTAGCCGCAGAAGCTGACAAACGTGGGTTTGAGTTAAGCCCAACTCCAAAAACTATTTTAGGTTTAGCAGTAGGCACTACTGAATTCTAAAATAAACAACCATAGTTCAATAGGTCCTTAGGGGCCTATTTTTTTGGCTTGTGTATTGACATTTGTTAAGTAATGCAGTATAATAACGCATTGAAAGGAGAATTATAGATGTCAGATACAAAAATTTTTAACCCAGAAGAAAAAGCCAAACTCAAGCATTTGATGAGTGAAGGTCTATCAGTATTATCAGAAATTGAAGTGTTAAGTGGTGGTCTCAAAGACACTGTAAAAGCAATTGCAGAAGAAATGGACATTAAGCCTTCCGTGCTTAATAAAGCTATTAAAACAGCACACAAGTCTACCTTCCATCAAACTACTACAGATTATGAACTGTTAGAAAATATATTGGAAACAGTCGGCCGCACTGAATAATGAGTTTTGTCGACGCCCGCTACGACAAAGATAAAGACACCGTTTATGTTGTAGAACGATTACATGGCAAGCGTGTCTTTGTTGAGTATCCTGCGGAGTACACATTTTATTATGATGACCGACGCGGGAAGCATAGCACGGTGTACGACAAACCGGTTGGTAAGTTTACATCAAACTCACACAAAGAATATCAAAAAGAAAAACGTATGCACATGGGTTCGAAGTTGTATGAAAGCGACTTCCAACCCATTGCACGTTGTTTAGAAAGAAACTACAAGGGAGCAGAATTTCCTGTACTTCAAACGGCATTCTTTGATATTGAAGTAGACTTCGACAAGGAAAAAGGGTTTAGTCCTGTGACTGATCCCTTTAACAAAGTAACGGCAATTTCAACTTATCTAAATTGGTCCAATACACTAGTTACACAAGTTATCGCACCGCGACACATGTCGCCACAAGAAGCAAAGGAAATTTGCAGTCGGTACGATAACACAATTCTGTATACAGATGAAAAGGAAATGTTTAAAGACTTTCTTGACATTATTGAAGATGCAGATGTACTAAGTGGTTGGAACAGCGAAGGTTACGATATTCCATATATGGTTAATCGTATTACACGAACGTTATCTAAAGATGATACGCGCCGTTTCTGCTTATGGAATAAACTTCCTAAGAAGCGCACGTTTGAACGATTTGGCGCAGAGAACATTACATACGATTTAATTGGTCGTATACATCTAGATTACATGCAGTTGTACCGCAAGTACACATATCACGAAATGCATTCGTACAGCTTGGATGCAATTGGTGAGTACGAGCTAAACGAACGCAAAGTTGCATACGATGGATCGCTTGATGATTTGTACAACAATGACTTTCCGAAGTTCATTGAGTACAACCAACAAGATACACTGCTACTACATAAGCTAGATCAGAAGCTGAAGTTTATTGACTTAGCTAACTCAGTTGCACACGAAAACACTGTACTATTGCCTAAGACAATGGGAGCGGTTGCAGTTACAGAACAAGCAATTATTAACGAAGCACACGAAAAAGGTTTCGTTGTTCCGGACAAGGTACGTTACGGTCCAGATGAACATACACAGGCAGCAGGTGCATACGTAGCATACCCGAAGAAAGGATTACACAAATGGATCGGTTCTGTTGATATTAACAGTCTGTATCCGTCTGCTATTCAAGCATGTAACATGGCACCAGAAACTATTGTTGGCCAGTTACGCCCAATTGAAACAGACAAGTACATTGCTGATAAGATGGCAGACAAGATAATAACTCTGCCAAGTGGTAAAACTAAAAAGAAGAAGGGTTGCAGTTTCGCAGCGGCCTGGGAAGGCTTGTTTGGTAGTTTAGAATACACGGCAGTTATGGATCGACGCGATGACTTCCAAGTTACAATTGACTGGGAACCAAAAACATCTAGTAACTTGTCATCGTTTACTAAGATAGCAGGCGACTCTACGATATCTGCCAAGGACGCATACGATTTAATCTTTAACAGTGATCAACCATGGGTAGTAACTGCAAACGGTACTATCTTTAGTTTGAAGAACCCGGGCATCATTCCAGGCTTACTTAAACGTTGGTATGCTGAACGTAAGGAAATGCAGAAGAAACTTAAACAAGCAATTGCAGCAGGGTTAACAGCTGACATTGAGTACTGGGACAAGCGACAGCTTGTTAAAAAGATCAACTTGAACTCACTGTACGGCGCTATTCTGAATCAGCACTGTCGTTTCTTTGATAAACGGATCGGGCAGTCAACTACATTAACGGGCAGAGCTATCGCACAACATATGGATGCACACGTCAACCAATGTCTAACCGGCGAATACAACCACGTCGGCGAATGTATTATATATGGCGATACTGACTCTGCCTACTTTACAGCATGGCCTGTGGTTAAAGATGCAGTTGAAGCAGGCGAGCAGGAGTGGGATGCAGACATTGCTATTGCGTTATACGATAGCCTGGCTGTTGAAGCTAATAAGAGTTTTCCAGGCTTTATGCACAAGGCATTTGGTTGTCCGAAACATTACGGCGACCTTATTAAGTGTGGAAGAGAAGCAGTTGCAAATATCGGGCTGTTCATTACTAAGAAACGTTATGCACTTATGGTAATCGACAATGAAGGCGAACGTCTTGATGTTGACGACAAACCCGGTAAAGTTAAAGCAATGGGATTAGACTTAAAACGTAGTGATACTCCACCGGTTGTTCAGGAGTTCCTTAAGGAGATACTTGACTCAACGCTAAACGAACTTGGTAAGGAAAAAGTAATCGAACAAATACTTGCCTTTAAGAAAGAGTTTAGTGCATTGCCATCATGGGAGAAAGGATCACCCAAGCGTATTAATAATTTAACTATGTATACAGCACAGGAAATCCACGCACGGAAGAAAGGTGAGAGTGCTAGGTTACCAGGGCATGTACGAGCAGGATTTAATTATAATAATCTACGTAAGATGCACAACGATAACTTTACAATGTCTATTATAGATGGTAGCAAAGCAATCATATGTAAATTAAAAGACAATCCACTTAATATAACAAGCGTAGCGCGGCCTACTGATGAAACACAGATTCCGCAATGGTTTAAAGACTTACCATTTGATGATGCATTAATGGAAGCAACGGTTGTTGATCAAAAGGTTGATAACCTACTTGGCGTGTTGAATTGGGACCTTGGAGCACATACAGACACAACAAGTACATTTAGTAACTTATTCGAGTTTTAAAATGAAATTAAGCGATCTACTATTACAAAAGCGAACTATTGATGCATGGAATGTTACTCCAGAGCTATTAGAACTTAGCAATAAACTTTCGCAAATTAGAGACAACATCGATAAATTTGGTGCTGGTGAACACTTAGTGGAAGCCGATCTAGTTAGTAACGACATTGACGATATCCTTAACGATGTTACATCATTAGTCGAACATATCAACGAAACGCAAGCAACCGCGCATGACTTAATGCAAGAGTTAGCTAAAGAGCCGCTCGGCGATAGTTATGATATGTATGACGAGAGTAAGAATTGGTTTAATCAGGAGCAAGCACAGAAGTGTCGTGACCTAGATCAATTTGCTGATGACAGTGTAGCTGCCCATAAGTTCAATACGTTAATACGTAAATTCTCGTCATGGCAGTATCCAACATTATACGTTAGACCCAATTCACTTAGGTTCTTCGACGCTATGAAAGCCACAAGCATTTTATATGTTGCAGAACAGTGTGATATTACTAACTGGCTTAAAGAGAATTTAGAAGATGGGCTGTATAACGAAATTCGTTTTAAAGCGATCGATGAGAATAAAGAACAGTTTCTTACTAATTCGATTCCCTCAGGGCAAGTGGGATTAATAGTTATGGAACACTTTATGCACTTTAAACCACTGGACGTTATTAAGCAATATTTAACTGAATCATTTGAGTTATTGAAACCAGGTGGTCATTTAATGTTTACATACAACAATTGTGATTTACCTGCTGGAGCGAGACTTTTTGAAAGTGGCAACTATTGTTTCACACCCGGCGCTATGCTAGAGAAAATATGCGAATGTTATGATTTTAAAATTATTGATGCAGTAGCAACCGATAGTGTTTCTTGGCTTGCACTTAAGAAGCCCGGCGAGCTTACATCAATAAAAAGCGGTAAGACAGTAGGGGAGATAAAACGTGACCCGATAGTAAAACCCGAATACGACCCAACCAGATCTATCGAGTATAATAAAAAATTTAATCAAAAGCCTTGATTAAATTTACTAATTCAAGTATAATTGTAGAATATAAGAGGAATAATAATGATTGATAATTTAAAAGATTTAATTACCCATACACACGATTTGGGTTGTATTGACCTAGTTAAGGTTAATGGTACAGACACCGAAACAACCGTTGAGGGTCTAGCAGAAGATCATAGCGTAGTTATTACGGCAACATTTCATAATCCAATTTCAGAGTTTAAGGGAACGTTTGGTATGCCAAACATGTCAACGCTTAAAACGATTCTTGGCATTGACGAGTACTTAACAAATGCTACTATTACTGTTAAACAGGATGCAGTTAAAGGTCCAGTTAGCATGAACTTCAAGAACGCAGCAGGCGACTTTACAAACGACTACAGGTTTATGAGTAAAGAGATTGTTGAAGACCAACTTAAAACCGTTAAGTTTAAAGGTGTGTCATGGAACGTTGAGCTTGAACCAACAGTTGCAAGCATTCAGCGTTTGAAGTTTCAAGCAATGGCTAACCCAAACGAAAGTACTTTTATTGCAAAGACAGAAGACAGCAACCTTGTATTTTACTTTGGCGACCACAGCACACATGCTGGTAACTTTATATTTGCAGCTGGTGTTGAAGGCGAATTAAAACGTAGCTGGCACTGGCCTATTGCACACGTTATTAACATTCTTGGCCTTCCGGGCGATAAGGTACTACGCATCAGTGATGACGGCGCAGCACAAATTATTGTTGATAGCGGTATTGCAGAATACACATACATTCTGCCAGCGCAGAGTAAGTAACATGATTGATATTAGGGGAGACCAGCAGTTTATTAATGTTGAGCATCGACAAGAGTACGACGGAACCTTAAACAATCACCAGGGTGGCAACAAGCTAGTAATTGATATACAACCCGGGTATGAACTAACGGAATTAAAATTAACAGTTGATAATCTAAAGTTACAACTCGAAGCGATGACATTTCAGCAAGATACCGAAGCAGTACTTCGCAAGAACAATCCTGCATTGCAGGAGTTGTATGATCAGTATCAAATGGTGTACACATTAGTTAAGAAATCAGACGACGCTCTAGGTGAACTAGAAAATAGTGGCTAACACTGTTACTCATATGGCTACTAATAGACTTTCAGGTGTTTCAGCAGGTGACTCTTACGAAAGTGTTTTTAAAATGCTTGAAGAACGTATTGATACACTTGAACAACATCTGGAATGGGATGCAGAGTTACGCAGACAAAACCCTGCATTGCAAGATTTGTATGAAAAGTTTCAAGCAACTAAAAGGTTGTCAGCAAAATGAGTGAATGGTTAGCAGATGGTATGGAATACGATGTAGATGGCGATATCATTGATAAGCGTGACAATAAAATACACTCTCTTAAACTTGAGCTTTTAGAATACAAGATGAAATCGTCGGGCCAGGCAAAATTGCGAGATGAAAATCCAGCATTGCTGGATGCTTGGGACAAATATCAAACTATATTAAGGTTAGTAGAATGAGCACTACAGATCCATGGGTACTTGAACAGCGAATGCATAAAGAGTTAGAAGAAGCTAAGGCTCGACTCGACCCAGCAGCTGATCTAAACAAGATAGAAAATGCTAAACTCCGCAATGAAATACTATCAGCAAAATTAGAACAGAAAGAAGCAGAGTTATTGAGATTATCATACCCAGCATTGAAAGATGCATGGGACAAATATCAAACTGTTTTAAAGATGGTGAAGCCGTGAACGTTTATACGTATAAAGAAATCGATACAGATATGATTGAAGAAATGTACGAAGTAGAAGCGGGTGACTCTCAAAAGATTGATGATCTTGAAAATAAGTTGTTAGTGCGAGAAGTGGCTGACCAAGCAGAAGAAATAATGCGCTTAACACACCCAGCAGTCCAAGACGCATGGGAGAAATATCAAATTACATTAAAGTTAGCAAGGAAATAATGAATCAACAAGTGATACCAGACATAGATTCGTTAGAAGGGTTAACTGAAGAAGAAATTGCAGCTAAGATTGAAGCTGAGATGATTGAAAACTCATTGAGCGCGATGGAAAAGATTCGACGGGATAATCCTGCGTTAAACGATGCATGGGAACAGATTAAAACAATCCGCAATCTCACCGAGAAACAACAAGCACAAATAGATAGAAAGCCAGCTTGGGAACGGCACTACTTCGAAGTTGTTGAAGGCGTAGAAACCGACAACGAATCCTTAAAAGATGCATGGGAACGGTATTACCTGTTAAAGAATTTAATAGTTGGAACAGGCGGCGCTTCGTAGTATAATGATTTTTAAGACATCTGCTAATGCGCTCGAAGTTACAGCTTGGATGCAAGCTAATAATTACAAATGTACGTTAATGGGACAGTCAGTAACTCATCCTACATTATTCGTACCTATTAGCGCATGGAAAGTCCCGGACGAAGAAGCACAAGTAGCATTTAAACTAAAATGGAAAACAATATGACAGACGAATTTAACGTTACACTAGATGACGTAGTAAAAATAAATGTTGATGACGGCGATGCATTATTGGTAACATTACCTGAGGGATCGGCAAATATGCCAAGTGCAGCCCTTGGGAAATTCATAGAGAATGTTTCAAGAGTGTTCCACGATGCATTTGAAGATAAACACATTAAGATTATCGTAATACCACACGGTATGCAGGTAGAATTAATTAAAAGCTCAGAACTAAAGGATAAAGAATAATGATTCATCCAAGCAAACTTACTAAGATTTGGTTTCTACTAGGTTTAATTTTCCTAGGAATAGGATCCTACAATGTACTATGGCACGGTCACATCAGTTCACTATTAACTGTCGCAGTTGGCGGATTGATAATGTATAGTAGTGCATATCAAATGGGCGGATGGTGGGCCTCATGGTATGAAATTAAAGCTATGTTCGCGGGCATGTTTGGCCGCGTGTTCAAACGTCGGCTTAAACGAAAGAAGCCAGCTAAGAAAACAGGCGAAGTAAGACAATTCATAAAACGCAAATGATAAGCGGCGACCGAACACTAACCGAGTACGAACAAGAAGCATGGCGCGAGTACGATTGTGTATTGGATAGTATTCCAAATGCTAGAATGTATGACAGAGTTAGTGTAATGAAAGCGTTTCCGGAACTACAGGCAGCGTTTGATCATTGTTGCGCTATGTCAACGTATCACAAACTAGCCGAAACATAATGGATAAAAGACGTATAAAAATAAACTACATGAAAGTTGACTTAGAACAGGTAGTAGCATGGTTAGAACTTAACGAATACAAATACGCACTAATTCCATACGAGTCTAGGCCTAGAGACATTGTAGGATCGTTATTAATGTTTGTGGAAGTGTATACCGAAGAAGCAGAAACAGCAACAAGATTAACATGGAACTGTGAATAATGGAACAAGTACAACTAACAGCAGATGTAGTAGATGAACACCTTTACCCGTTTATATTAGAAGGCGATGAGTTATCCATGGCGTTACTAGCAAAGGCACTCAGGGCGTATACCGCAGGCGGAAAGACAACACAGCAGTTTGAAGAAGAGTTTGGGTGTAAACTTATCGTAGACAACGGTTACTACGGCATTCAAGGAGTAAAGTTCCATAAAGATAGCAATAAAACAATGTTTATGTTAAAATATAAATCATGAAAAAAGACTTAACTAACGAACAAAAAGATTATGCAGTATTTCTGCCAGCCATTAGTAGCTTCTACAGCACGTATATAGGCAAGCAACAATCCGATCCGAACTACGTACCACCAAGTCGTATGCCAGCCGGCATTCCAGACATGGAGATGATGAACTTCTTTAATAACCAAAAGGGTCTATTTAAGTACAACCAGGCACTTTACTCGGCGGGCCACGCCAACCTTGATCTAACCAAGGAAGTAGCTAAAGAAGATATGATCCGTAAGCGTAGCAGCGATACATTATTGTTAGCTGACTCCGGCGGATTCCAAATTGCAAAGGGCGTATGGGAAGGCGAATGGAACAATCCTAATTGTCCTAAAGCTGAGAAGTACAGAAGCACTGTATTAAAATGGTTATGCAGCATTAGTGATTATAGCATGACACTTGATATTCCGACGTGGACATTTACTAATCCAGAGTCTGCTAAGAAGTCAGGCATACATAGTTACGATGATGCAGTACAAGCAACAAGGTATAATCACGAATACTTTATGAAACATGCAACAAACGATGCAAAGTTTCTTAACGTGTTACAAGGTGGTAACCATAGTGAAGCAGATCGTTGGTACGAAGAAATGAAAGAGTACAGCGATCCGACCAAACACGAAAAGTATTTTAAAGGCTGGGCAATGGGTGGTGCTAACATGGCAGATCCACACCTAGCTATTAAAAGAGTAATAACATTGATACATGATGGTTTACTTGAAGAAGGCAAACAAGATTGGATGCATTTCTTAGGAACAAGTAAACTAGAATGGGCGGTATTACTAACAGCATTGCAACGCGCAGTTCGACGCACACATAATCCTGATTTTACAATTAGTTTTGATTGTGCAAGCCCGTTCCTTGCTACTGCCAATGGGCAGATATATCACGAGACCGTTACCCCGGACTATAGAACTCTTACAAAGAAGAATAAAAGCGGTAAATGGTCATATCGAATGAGTCCCACTGCTGATGACAAAGCGTATGCTACAGATACACGCAAATTCAGC